ATCCAGCTGAAGATTCAGACTGGGCTAGTGTTTCACTGTTAGCAAATTTTGACGGAGCCGATGCGGCAACCAGTTACACATCAGAGGATAATGGCGCTCGTACTGCGACCTTTGTAGATAACGCACAGCTCGATACAGCCCAATCACAGTTCGGCACTGCGTCGTTGTTGCTCGATGGAACTGGCGACTGGGTTACGTTCCCGAACTCTAGTGACTTTGATTTAGCTGCTGGGGAGTTCACAGTTGAAGGTTGGGTTCGCTACAACGGCGACCCCGGCACGGCATCAATGGATATGATGGGTCCGTGGGCAGCCGCTGGTAATCAACTAGGTTGGCTCTTGTTCCTGACTAACAATTTGCTTACGTTCGCGTGGACGACCAGCGGCGCGGCTGGGACATACGCTGATGAACAGGTAGCGTGGAATCCTGTGGGAGGGACGTGGTATCACATCGCGGCAACTCGCGATGCGAGCAACGACCTGCGACTTTTTGTTGACGGCGCACTACTTCTCACCGTTGCAAATGCTGTGACATATCACAACTCTACCGCTGCCCTGTTCATTGGCTCCCACGACGCGGGCACCGCCCCTATGAACGGGTGGTTTGACGACTTCCGCATAACGAAGGGAGTAGCTCGGTATACATCTGCTTTCACGCCGCCAGTAGCAGCATCCCTGCTTGGGACTCCAGCCGCTGCACCCAGTACTTATATTGTTGGTGACCCAGCCGTAGTGACACAGATTGATGGGTTTACAACTCAGGTCACTGGTGATTTAGAGTTCCTCGGAAAACTTAATGCGAACGTGACGACCGTCATCACGACCACACACGTGGCAGCTGATGAGCATGTGATCTTGGTCGATGACGACACGGCAGCAGCGACGGTTACCGTGACGCTACCAACCGCAGTGACGGCAAGCACGATGTATCACATCAAGAAACTCGGCACGACAGCCAGTGTGGTTATTGATGGTGATGGGAGTGAGTTGATCGATGGCGCTCTCACCATCACCCTGAACAGACAGTACGAATCAGTTATGCTGATCTCGGACGGAACATCTTGGAGCATCATCTAATGTCTTACTCCCCTTTTAGCGATTACAACATTGAGGTTCGGCTTGGCAATATCGCGGGTCGCTCAATGATTGACATCAGCGGTCACAATGAAGACCTCGGCACAACCCGGACGACCGTGGCACCTACGCTGGACACGACCGATATTGATCAGAGCGATCTGGACGCTACACCAGCAACTGTTGATGTTGCATCTACAGAGAACACACAAGACGTTGATACGACTGGCACAGGTCTGAGGTCACTAACATTGCATGGTTTGGATTCGAGTGGTGACGCACAATCAGAGACGATCCTGATGAATGGCAATACCGAGGTTGTCAGCGGCCTTACCTACTCAGCAGTGCTTGGCTGGGATGGGCTGACTTGGGGTTCCACTGGCTCAAATGAGGGAGTCATCTGGGTAGGCAACGGCACCTTCACCGCAGGCGTTCCCGCGACAAAGTATTTTTCCGGTGACATCGGACACAACAACGGACTATCGGCGTACTACGTTGTGCCAAACGCGAAGACGCTTTACCTGCAACAGCTCGTGGTCAATGCGACTACCGCAGCTGCGGCAGTAGAAGTTTTTATTGAGACCGGACCAGATGGAGCTATCTGGTTCACCAAGGATATCTTTGGTTTCGACGCTGGTGGGGTTGCTACCATACCCATCACTGGCATGGTTGGGCTTGTGGCAGGGACGCACGTCAGATTGCAAGGAGTGGCTTCGGCAGCGGCGACTGACACGACAGCCATCTTGAGCGGAATGTTGATAGACAACTAGGAGAACGATATGAATTTTTGGACAGGATTACTGGTTGGGGCAGCGGTCATTATGCTGCTTCCACCCAAGTACGAGGACTGGCTTCGCCAGCAAATTATCACACAGTGGCAAAAACTTACCAAAAGGGGGTAGAATGACCACCATAAAGATCAGACAGGCTAAGCCCTTAGACGCTTCCAACATCGCTCGACTCTTGATCGAGTGCCACGAGGAAGGTAGCGCTTACCCACCAGTCGATCACACCATCGGACTTCGATGGATAACACGGACCCTAGAAGAGGGCTACGTTCTTGTAGCCGATGTGTCTGGCAGACTGGTTGGGACACTGGCTCTCACCAATTATCAGTTTCCATGGTCACCCAAGTGGTACATGTACTTGGAGTGGCTCTATGTGCAGAACAAGTTTCGGAAAGGTGGAGCATTTGAGGCGCTGTTGACAGCCACCCACGCTCACGCAGACGAACATGATGCACCGATAGTTGCCGGGGTATCGGCTGCTGATGCGAGGGTCATCTTGAAAGATAAGATGTTCCGACATCACGGTTATCAATATCTCGGTGGCGACTTCATCAGGAGTGAAGCCAGTGGGCGGCAAAAAGAAGACAACCGATCAGACACAAACGTACAAGCCACCGTCGTGGGTTGAGGGCAACGCACAGCTTGCCAATCAGATCGGTAGAAGGATTGGCACCAAAGAGTATGAAGCCTATACGGGTGAGCGTATAGCAGGTCTGTCTGAGAACGAACGGATGGGCATGGAGCTGGCTCGCGACAGTGTTGGCATAGCTCAGCCTTATTACGACAAGGCTGAGTCGTACGCTGATCGTGGTGCTACGTCATGGGCTGATGCAGATCAATCCAAATTCATAAACCCATACATCAAAGGCGCACTGGACCCGGCAGCTCGTGAGATACGAGAGCAGGGCGCAAGAGACATTAGTGCGCTTGAGGGCAGGGCAGCATCCATGAATGCCTTTGGTGGGAGTAGAGCCGCTCTGGCTCAGTCTGAGGCACGGAAGAACACCCTGCAAGGTGTCGAAGATTTGTATGGCAAAGGCTATGCCGCTGCGTACGAGTTCGGTGCTCAGATGTTCGGTGATGAGCGTGCTCGCGACCTGATGGCAGCTGGAAGATTTCAGCAGCTCGGTACTGCGGCTCAAAGCTCAGCAGTCACTGACATCTCCACGCTTATGACGACAGGTGCCACTGATCGCAATATCCAGCAGGCGCTTGCTGATTTCGATTACATGCAATTTATTGAGGGGCGAGACTGGGACTGGAAACAGCTCATGGGTGTTGTCTCTGCTCTTGAGGGCACTCAGGGTTCCTACAGCACTACCCAGACCAGCACGACCACGGAGCAAGAAAGTGGTGGTGGTGCTGCCGCAGCTATTGGTGCAATCGCACAGGTTGTTGGAGCGATGTATACGGGCGGCGCATCATTAGCACTTGGTGGTGCTGCTGGTGCTGCTACTGGTGGTGGTGATCCGACTGGTGCTCTTGGTTTAACCACACAATTCGAGAACCCACTTGATATGGACCTGCTCGATCAACTGAGTAGTGGCGGCTAATAAGCGGAGCTAGTAATGGTTATGAAAGACCCATTGGTAGGGGCACTGCCAGAACAAACAAACACGGCATCTCCAGCTTTGACTGGAGTGCCATCGTCCATGACTGGTGGTGCTGGAACAAACATGATTCCACCTCAGTCAGGACAACCCGGTTCAGCTCTCGCACCACCTCCCGGCAATAGTACGCAAGTTGGTGGCGCACCCCTGTCCAGCGACAACGCAGACACTCGGCAGGGTGGTGCGGGAGTTGATTTAGATTTGGTCAAAGACCGTGGTACACCTGAAGAGTTTCATCAGAATAATGTCAATGAGATTGGCTCTGCAAAAGCGGTTGATCTTGCGAACCAAACACTTACACAACTGGACACCAGCTCAGGGAGCGAAGGGTTCTTTGGGAAAATGTTTGGTGGTCAGGAAGCAGGAGTAAGCGCTGAGGAAGCTCGACGGCAGGGCACTCGCATCAATAAAGCTCTGGGCATGGATACAGAAGAACGGGCGCGTCAAATAGTAAATGATTCCGTCTTTAAGCCCATGATAAAAACAATGAGAGTTGAGCTGAAGGATGGCGTTTCTGATTCAGAAACATTGATGGATCGTGGAGCCAAGGTGATGGCGAATGCTGGACCTACCGATCAGGATCAGAAGGCCATTGAGGCTAACGTAGATACAGTAGCAGAAGGGATTGGCGAAAAAGACAAGGGCAAAATCAAACGCGCCAAAGAAGCTCTGGTCGCGTGGTGGCAGAAAGGTAAAGACGACCCTACTGAGCAGGTCACTGGATTTATGGGTGGCATGAACAGGCAAGAGCTTGGCATGTTCGTGTTCCAGTGGGGCGCACTGTTGATGGCAAACTCTAGCCAAGGGCTTGGTCCAGCCATGGGCGCTGCCAGCCTTGGTGCGATGCAGGGGCATCAGGGTCGTGAGGCTACCGCAACTGCTGCGGAGCAACAGACAATCGAGAACAGGATTGCACAGCAGGAGGCTGATGCTCGTTCCGAGTCGGCTGCTGCCGATACGAAACGCGCTGAAGCGTACGGAAAAGTACGTGGTGGCGTAGGTGAGTGGAAGTACGCGCTCTACAAATCGATTGGCTGGTCTGATGAGAAGATCGCTCAGGCACTCGAAGGCATCATGACAACAGAGCAAATATACGATGAGGTCTCAACACAGGTTCGGAAAGAAAAAGCTGATGCAGCAGCCGCAGAAAAAATGCAAAGCCTGCCTGACAACATGCGAGCACAGACCCAGCTTCCAGATGGGACCTCTATTCCAACTGCTAAGCTGACTGAGGAACACATCAAGCTACTGGCAACCGAGGCGGCAAAGGTGCAGACCGAAGCGCGTGGCGCTCTATCTCCGCAACCACGTGACCCGGCAGATGACTTCGGTTCAGCAATGGACCAGTACGGAACAACCCCTTAACATGAGAGCGCAATGGCAACCCCAACAATCGAGGAAATCCAGCGAGCTATAGATGGTGCCACTGCCGCAGGCGACCAGCGAGCTGTTGATGTATTAACAAAAAGGCAAAGCGAGATCAGGGCACAGATGGACGTGTCAGCTCGTGACGAGATTTTGTCAGGAAAGACAGGTGCTCTTAACACTCCAGCCCCAATGGAGGGAGAGATTGGTGCGCTGGAAGGACCATCCACTGACGCACAGATAGATGAGCAACTTGAGGCTCGTCTGGATGCTGGAGAGAAACCAGCTCTCGCTGAGCCTGAACCCTTCAGATTTTCAGATCGTGAGCGCGAGCTTGCGACCATTCAATACAACGCTGATCAAGAGTTACTAAACTCTGGTCAGGCAACACCCAGCCCTGATCAGGTCAATAAGTTCATGGGTCAGGTGATGGGCGACATCCAGTGGTCTGACCCAAACGGTCGCGACCTCATTGTTGATCCCAAAACTGGTAAGACGCGCTGGACTGCTATGGCACCCGGTGCTCTCGAACGTGTTACTGGTCGAGAGAAAGAGATCGAGGCGCGTGGTTCAACGTCAAAGGCATTGGTCGGCGCTGTTGGTTATGGCGGCACACGTATTGCTGGTTCCGCGCTCTCCAGCGCTGAGGCGCAGATCGAGCAGAACAACAACTTTCAGCAGTTCCTTCTGACAGGCGAGGGGCTACCCAAGTCTGAGCAGGACCGCATCATGGCGCTCGCACGCGAAGAGTTTGGCGCTGACGTAGACCCGAAGAACTTACCAGCGGAAAAGGTGCTTGGCTGGATTGAGCAAAATCCAGAGAACGAGCTGGCGTTCAGGAATATTGCTGGTGATGAGTGGTGGGAACAGCGCAAAGAGTTTGGCTCCAGACTTCTGGCAAAGATTGGCAGCGCGTGGTCATACGGTATGCCTCTGGCTAGTTTCGGTGCTGATGATCCGAGTGGTGCTCTAACTGGTCAGGAGTCCTATGAGGGGATCGATTACACAGGCAAGCGAGCACCATCGTTTCCGGGCGCATCACAGATGCTGCGCGAGTGGAAATCAGACGCGAAGAGCGGCACTGGTCTTTACGAAGGATTCGTCCTTCCATTGACGAGTGGGCTGACTGACAAGACACCAGCGCAGCACGCAACAGATTACTCAAACAGTTTCATCGAAGAGTATTACAGCGAAGAGCAGCTGGCTGAGCGTGAGATGCCAATCTTCTCTGGCGATGTCGAGATCAATAGCATTGGTGATTTCTTCAACTCAGAGCTGTACACCGACCCGAATTCCAAACTGATGAATCCTGAGTCTCTGTTGCTGATGTTTGCAGAGAACGCTCCTGAGCTTGGGATCAGTTACGCGGTTACTCGTGGTGCTGGTTCTGTCGCCGCAAGAAGTACTGCAAAAAGTGCGTACGGTCAGACCGTAGAGAGAATGAACAAGGCGCGTGAAACCGCTGCTGGTCGTGCTGGCATGGTCGCAGGTGGTGGCACAGAAGCGCTGCTCGTGCAGACCCATCTTGAAAACGAGACCCGGACCATCCTTGATCAGATTCCGACAGAGGTCTGGGAGGACAATGCGACGTTCCAGTCGATGGTTGATGCTGGTGTACACCCTGAAGGCGCGAAGCAGATCATGGTGCAGGAGGCAGCAAGCAAGGCTGGCAACACAGCGGCTGTAATTACGATGATCACTGGTGGTCCCATGAACAAACTCATGGGTGAAAGTGCAGCTGGTCGTCTGGTGCAGTCGAATACGGCAGCGCGTCGTGGGACTGCTGCGGTGGGTGAGCCGCTCACTGAGGGTCTTCAGGAAGTTATGGAAATGCTTCAGACGGAATCAGCCGTTAAGCCTATCGATCCTGAGAACCCAATCTTCGATGACCCGAATCGGTACTACGAGTCTTTTGCTGCTGGCGCAATCATCTCATTACCGTTTGGTGCAGCAGGCGCACTGGAGCCGAGCCAACCCAAGGGAGTGGAGAAGGCTGATGTTGATGCCGTTCGGTCAACGGCTGACTACATGGAGGCGACCAACAAACGCTTTAAGTTCGAGACCAAGATCACAGCTCAGGAGCACATCGACAACACCACTCCGATTGCTCGTCTCAAGGAGTTAGATCAGCTGGAGAAATTGCAGTTGGCTGAGTCTGAGGCAATCCTGAAAGCAGCACCGAAGATGCGCGAGTTCCTTGAGAGACAGGGAACCCAAACAGCCGCTGTCGAACTGAAGATGCTCAACCGTCTGGTGATGCGTGCGAACGCGATGAAGACCAACATCACTGTTGCCCAGTCAAAACGCACTTCAGCAGGAGAGCTATGGGAAGCAGAGCGTCAGGTCGTACGAGATCGAGCTGAGCTTCAGCAGAAGGTCAATGAGCAGATCATCAAGCTCGAAGATATTCAGTCACTGACTGGTTCAATCGAGGCAGTACAAAACCTCGAAGCGATCTCTTCCGAACAGGAAGCAGAGCTGGTCAGAGAGGGGTACGCCAGACGCAACAAAGATGGACAGCTGGTTGTATTGCCGAAAGGTCGGCGTGCCACCAAAGAACTGAATCGTCAGGGGCGTGCGCTTCAGAGCAAACTGGATAAAGGCTACACCGGGGAAGAGCGCCGTCAGCAAGAGAACCTTGTTAAGCGTGAGCTGGTTGACTCAGCTGGTCCGGTCGAGACCGAGCAGATGCTGTATCAGGACAACCTGACTGGAGCACAGAATCGCAGAGCCTTCAATGAACGACAAGAGCACATCGACGTTCGTGAGGGGCAAGACAAGAAGGTAATCGAGGGAGCGGCCCCAGCGGTCGCCGCTGTCGATGTGGACTCTTTGGCATGGGTGAACGACAACATGTCTCACTCAGCTGGAGATCGGCTGCTACTGGCTGTCTCAGACGCTCTAAGCAAGCAGGCAGGCGTAGAGGTCTTCCGGTTAGGTGGTGACGAGTTCGCAGTAACTGGAGCCTCTCAGGAGGCGCTGGAGACTGCTATGCAGGCAGCGGCTACTGAACTGTCGGAGACTGAGGTCATCGCAGGCGAGGATGTTGTCACACCGCAGATCACGTGGGGCAAGGGCGAGGATTACCAGAGTGCTGATGCTGAGTCCCTGACCATGAAGCAGGATCGTCAGGCTCGCGGCATCGTCGCATCTCGTAAGAAGAAAGCAGCTACCTACAGACACCGGGCACAGCAGGGTTTATTCCAGCTTGATAAGGAGTCATTGCCACGTCACTGGCATCGAGTAAGTCATAAGGTTAAGCGCGGTGATGTGGCAGAGATATTAACCCCTGATGGAGCTGTTGATGGTGTGATCACGAACATCTCGAACAAGCGTGGTCGTGCGAGAGTGAAGGTCAATGTTCAGGGCAGAGAGTTCCTATTCAATCCGAGCAGTAACCACCTGATCATTCCGAAAGGCATGGACAAAGCAGACCTTGCATGGATCACTGGTGATGCTGATTATGCTCGCCCAGATCGACAGACGCTTCCGCAAACTCTGGTTGATATAAATATTGGGAGCCTGTTCAGCAACAATGAGATAATTGCCGATCTTGCGGATGACTTCGAGTACGAGACACCAGTGCCATGGTGGATGGACGCTCACCCGGAGATGAATTATCACCCGACCATTCCGTACATGCCTGTTGAGAAGAAAGCGAACGACACGCAGATCGCGATTGCAGTAAGGATAGCGAGAGAGCTAACCGATGGCATGACCAACCTGCCGAAGATCAACATCGTTCGTGATTTGGATTCGCTGAAAAAAGAATACCCATCCGTCGTGCAGCAGATCAAAGATGAGCTGGGTGGCAGCAACTTCAGTGGTGTTCGCGGCTACATGGATCATCTCAACCCGGAGAATGGAGTCTTCATTTTCCCGGCACACGTAACAGCGTCTGTTGGCAGCTCGAACTACGAAACTGGAATCATGGAGACCGTCTGGCATGAGTTGATTGGTCACTATGGCGTACGCGGCATGTTCGGCAATGAGGCTGAGCTGCGCACGTACATGCACGATCTCGTTGATTCATTCCCACGACTTGCTGATTACTATGCCAGCACCCTCGGTCTGGACAAGAGCAAACCTGACCACAAGCAACTGCTTGGTGAAGAGATGGTGGCGTATCTTGCTGGTCAGGTGAAAGCTGGTCAGGTGGACTTCAGTAAGAAACAGAAGAGCGTTTGGGCGCGGTTCGTTGCGTGGATCAAGGGCATCATGATGAAGCGGAACATGGACCGTTACGCGCCAGTGAAGAAGTTCGTCTCCATCCACGAGACAAAGGAGAACTTCTGGAACGACAGTCGCGTGCAGGACCTGTTGTCTCGGTCGAGAGATTTTGTTCGTCATGCGGATGGGTTCAAGTGGACCCCACTCGAAGATACGACCAAGCCGTTTGTACGTGATCGTGACATCTTCCAAGCTGGTCTTGTTACCGCGATGAACACAGCGACGTTCAAGCCCAGCAACCGAGAGAAGAACGAGCTGGCGAAGCGCTATGGCGGCAAAGAGAACGTGCCTGATGAGGTGCCACTATTCCCTGACTCTGCTACACCAAACAACTGGAAGCAGCTGATCATCAAGGCGCAGAAAGAAAAGTACATGACGGTGCGCGAACTGGAGCTGTCCGGTTTGAGCGACAAGGCAGACTTCTCTTTATTCCGTGATGGCACCTATGGCACGCTCGAACGCTACATGCAGCAAATGCACGGTGGCACTGCGCCGACTGGTTGGTACGAGGGTATCTTCCCAGCTGATGTGACAGCTGAGCTGAAAGCGATCAATGAGGCCATGGAAAAGACGCTCATGGTTGGGCCGCTCAAGGAAATGCAGGGCGAGGAATATCGACCGCGAGTCAATGAAGCCACCCCTGAAATGATGCGTACTCGGATTACCGAGATCATGACGCAGAAGCTAAACCCGAAGAAGACTCAACTAACCAAAGAGCTGATGCAGGCTCACATGTTGTCTGAAAATGCGTACCGCATTTACGCTGACCAGCAAGGTGATTACCAGCGCATGAGTTACACGGATGCGCTGGACAGATTGTTTGGCAAGCTGACCGACGAAGAGATAGACAATCTAACTGATGAACAGAAGGAGATGATCAAAGCTGAGCGTGAGAAGACCCGCGCCAAAGGCTTTAACATCGGTTACGACAAGGACTTGGATCGCTGGTTTGATTGGGCAGCTCATACCACTGAGTATTCTGAGTGGTCGCCACAGGGTTCGCGTTACACGCAGGACTTTCGTGTTGCCCTGATCAAGAGTGAAGGTCGTGGTGGCGAGATGGGCTACACCGGGCATTATGAAGCGAACCTCATGCACATCCGTACTGGCGTTGCCGAGTTGCTTGAGTTTGATGGAATGCCAGAGCTGGAGTTTCCGAATGAAAGGATGAAGGGCAAGCTGTTGTCGCTCATCGAACTCCAGTCTGACTGGTTGCAGAAGTTACGCAAGGGCTTCGCAAGTGGCAACGAGAAGGCTGAGGTCGATCAGGAGTACACCGAGAAACGCAACCTCCTTAACATGGTGGGCGATCAGTTCGGTCGTGGCGTGAGTCAGGACATTTGGCAGGTCGTGAATGACACCCTTAAACCTATCCTGAATTTGCCAGATGGATCAACCGAGGGCATGACTGGAACAGCCTTTAGTTCTCTGCGTGAACGTGCGGTTACGCAAACTGGTGACGTATGGGAAGACTTATCCGCAGACCAGAAGAGAGAGGTCTGGAAGACCCATACTGTTGAGGAACTCGACAAGATTAAAGAGATGCTCAGCGATGCTCGTGATGGCGTAGAGGAAACAATTACAGAGATCACTGATGCTGAGATCGCAGGGTCGATGGATGCTCGTGGCTTTGAGTACCTCGACGGCAAAGCAATGAACCGAATTGCTATCTCAATGAGAGGTGAGCTGAACAAGGTTATTGATTCCATTCACAACGATCTTCGTTATGCTTCCACTCAGAAAGCGCTGGTTGATGCTGTCAATGTCCTGAAGAGAAACTTCGGTCAGAACATGGATCGCATAGCCAGCAGCAGCAACTACGACGAAGGGTTGCGGATGCCGATGATTGGCTACAGGCTGAAGCCGTTCCTTGAAACTCTCTACGGCAGGACGGGCGCTGATACCAACCGAATAGCTGAGCTATTGTCCGGGCTAGGCACTCGCGAGCAGGCGACGGTACGCATCCCGAACGTAGTGCTCAATGATGCCAACACCGCAATGAGAACTGGGTACGACGCAATCTCATTGATGAAAGAAATTATCTCGCCAAGTCGAGTCAGCCGACACAGTGATATTGCACCGGGCACGCTGATACTGGATGCCGTCAGAGCAGGTGATGACTTTATTGATGTCAAGGTGTTAGGCAGTAAAGCTGATGTAGAAAAAGCAAAAGACCTGATGCCTAAACTGGTTAAGACATGGATGGAGAACCACGCAGCAGAGAAACGTCGCATCTCTCTTGACACTCATCGTCGCAACGAGTCTGGACTGTCGCTTGTCGGTGAGCAGGACTACGACTGGGATGAACTTGAATCGCTATTCAACTTCGAGGAAGAAGATGTGGATGGTGAGGCAACCTCTACGATGCGCGATCATGGTGTCGAGTCGTATTACGACTATGAGATGAACGACGATGGCGAGCACCTCAGTGACATCATCCAGTACGCTTACGACAACATGGGCGAGGACGATTGGGACAACCTCGAACAATATCACGAAGGTGTCAGCAGGCAGGGCGAAACCTACCGTGATGCGGTTGAGATCGATGCAGACGGTGATGTGGATAACTCCGATGCTGAAGAAGCGCTTTCAGAAGCTCGCGAAGACTATCGCAGAGATGTCATGTACGACGACGACGCATATCGTGAACAGGCTGATGAGCAAATTCGGGAAGAGTGGCACGAGAGGGGTCCGACTGCGCTGGTTATAGGTAGCCTCCCAGTCAGCTGGGATGAGGATGGTGACCCGACTAACTACGTAGAGATAATGATCATTGCCAAGGAAGCTGGTGATGCCTATGACATGATGATCGATGGCGAAGAGCACGATTACGAGTCTGATCTTGATGACGCTAAGAGGAACTTTTCTGATGCCATCAAGAACTACTACGAACAAGAAGAGCTTTCCCCACCAGTTGGTGCGGCATTCGGACCAGAGGCACCAGCTACTCCTGAACCTGCAACCGAAGAAGAAGGGGCGGCAGGTCCGAACTGGGACATCGTAAAGGGCAACATGGTCGAGAACATGGCTATGATGAGCGATGAGTCGCAGAAGATGGACAAGGTGTTCGAGCGATTTGTTGTAGTAAAGAAACGCCTGAACTACGGACAAGTTCATAAGGATAGTCCAGTCTCGAAGGATGACCAGTGGAGACCGCTGGCACTCAAGTACCTGATCGCTGACGCAGTGCGTCGTGGGTTGGGTGGCGTGATGTGGAACAACGGACTGTCATCTGCAACTCGTGGTGGGATGGGTTTGAGTGGTGTTCAACCAACCAAACGAATCTCATGGAGCAAAGAGAACGTAGGCATCCGTGGCGAAGAGCAGGAGGTCTATGTCATTCGTTACCCAGAGGCAGCAAAACCGATAGTGGTATCACGCAGTAGCATGGTGCCTGTGCTTGGAGCTGATGTTGCCAAACTGATTTATCAGCAGGAGAGCGGCAAGATACCAACACCAGAGCTGCCTGCTGCGCCAGAAGTAGACGAAGACGGCAATATAAGTCGTGACGATTACATTCTCTCGACAACAAATGAGACCACAACTGCGGTGCACCGAAGGTCCGACAATGGCTTCATCGGTTTTGCTAACGACGAGGCCGCAATCAATGATCTGATTACTCAGGACATAGAGCAACGAAATCGTCCACGCAGAAGAAGAACGAGCCGACCGAGCGATGAGATGCCACCGACTGGGGAACCTTTAGGTGAAGTCATCAGTCAAGGGTTGATTGATGAAGAGATGGCTGGTGGCTTAATCAACGTCATGGTCGGTGACCAAGTTGGTAGTTACTCAGAGACGTACGGGCGACCGAAGCTGGCTGGCGCAAGGCAGTCGTACGAAGACATCACTGTGCGAATGTGGAACAAGGAACTGAAGAAGTACGGCGTGCATATCAGCGACACGTATGTGAAAGCAAACGATATGAACAAGGCCACAAAAGAAGAAGGTCAGTTCACGCGGAAGTCACCGAATCGGGACAAGCAGATTGCTGATGATCATGGCAAGTTGCACGTCACTGAGCTTACTGGTGAGATGCACGGTTGGGTTGTCATGAGTGACAAGAAGGGTCCAGTTGTGCAGGACGTATTCACTGAGCAGAGCTATGCTCAATCGCGTCTTGATGTGTACATCGATGAGAACTACGGCTCTGATCGCGAGGGTGTGAGGGTCATGTACTTCCCGATCAACGAGAAGATGCGTGAAGAGTTTAGTGGTCCGGTTGCTCCGTTCCATTACAGCCCAAAGACAGACCCGAAGCTGAAGACCGCTGCGAAAAAAGTTGGCTACCAGCCGAAGACATTAACGCAACGTGCTGCTGAGTTCCGCGAAGGTCTGGGCGCAGAGATGCGGCAGGGTATGGTCGATCAGTTCTATGGACTGAGGCGAGCACTCAATGCTGCTGGTGAGAGTGATGGTGCGTACATAAGCGCTCGCCTGACGACATCACTGGACTCAATGATGAAGGCTGTCCTGTACTACGGAAACCCTGTCTGGAAGGACGGCATTGTGCAGAACGAGGGCAAGGGCTTGCTTGAGATTCTTCAGCCAATACTGGGCGACCCGGACACGTGGGGTCTGTACATGGCAGGCAAGCGTGGCAAGTCTCTGATGTTGGAGGGTTACGGCAACCTACCACCTGAACAGAAGAAGAGAGTTGATGATGCCGTTCAAGCAATGATCGAATCTAGCGGAGTAGATCACGGCAATGAGAACGACAACATCATGGCTCTTCTGGCACTGCAAGCAGATAAAGAACTTCTGCGCCACTGGGAAGTGAAGCCAGACCATATAACTAAGGATGAGCGAGCCGCTCTATCCAAGGTGGAGCAAGAGTACTGGGACAATGAGTTTCTCCCGCACGTGAAAAAGCAGGCTGGCGGTAAACGCGCCAAAGCTGGAACACATCGGTGGAAGATTTGGAATTGGCGTGAACCCGATACCCGGAACACCAGCGAAAACATCTATGTGAAATACAAGATGGGCTGGGCCTACCTCAAAGGCAAGGGCATTAAGACTGAAGCTGAAGCCAACGCGATCATGGACAAGCTGACCGAGCTTGCTTTGAAGAAGCAGGGAGAGGCTAACGCACGTCAGAAGATCATGGCTGATGCTGCCAAATCGCTTGACAAAGTTTCGCGAACAGGCCGTGAGCATCTATTCGGCGCGAACGAACTCAAGGCGATGGTCGCACTGGGCGACAAGTTCCCACACTTCGAGCGCGTAGCAAAAGACTACGCTGCATTCAATAAGAAGATGCTCGACTTTGGTGAAGCGTCAGGCATCATAGATGCAGAGACCAGACCGACGTGGGAGAGCGCTGATTACGTGCCGTTCTATCGTGTTGACGACAACAGGCTTTCTGGTTCTGGCATGTCACCAACATCCGGTATTGCGAATCAGCGTGCACCGATTCGTCGTCTGCGTGGTGGGAAAGAGAACGTCAGCGACATCATTGGCAACATCATGATGAACGTCACCAAGCTGGTGGACGCATCCGTGAAGAACAACGCTGCACTCGAATCGATTGATGCGCTGCGTGGCTCTGGCATCATCTCGAAGAAGCCGTTGGACTGGAAGCCAGAGATGATCCCGATGGCGCAGCTGAAAAAGGTGCTGATCGAGAAGGGCGTGATCGTTCCTGAAGATCAGGCTGGCATCCACATGAACGATCTCCCAGAGAAAGCACTCACTGGAATGGCGAAGATGTTCGCGCTCAAGGCACCGCAGGGTGACGGTATCGTTAGCGTCATGCGCGACGGCAAACGTGAGTACTACTACACCGACGACATGCTTCTGTATCGCTCCCTCAGCGCGATCAACAAGAAGCACTTTGGTGAGTGGATCAACCTGTTCCGTGCACCTAAGCGACTACTGACGACGCTGATCACAATCGATCCTTCGTTCATGCTGTCGAACTTCATTCGTGATACCGGATCAGCGTTTGTTATCGGCAGGGATAAGGGCAACCTACCTGTACTTTCTGCGATCAAGGGCTTCGGTCAGGCGCTCATGGAAGACGAGACCATGCGTACCTTGGTGGGCGCAGGAGCAGCGTTTGAAAATGGATACATCACTGGTGGTGATCCTCAACAGACGAGGAAGATGCTGAAGGAGGCAATGAAGAATAAGGGCTTTGTTGGCTCAGTGCTTGACTCACCGAAGAAACTTATCAGGGCATGGATGCACCTCGGCTCATCGATTGAGAACTCGAACCGTATGGCTGTTTACAATGCTGCCATCGCCGCAGGCAAATCGAAGAAGCGAGCTGCTTACGAGGCGAAGGACCTGATGGACTTCTCCATGGGAGGCGATTGGCCTGTGGTTCAATTCCTGATTCAGACGGTGCCGTTTATGAATGCTCGCGCACAGGGCATGTACCGTCTCGGAAGAGGCGCAAGGGAGCACCCAATAGCGTTCACCATTAAGGGTTTAGCGATCAGCCTTGCTGGTCTGGCTCTGTACGGAGCGTTCAAAGACGATGAGCGTTACAAGAGCCTACAGCCATGGGACCGACACGCTTACTACCACTGGTGGGTTGGCGATACGCATTACCGTCTGCCAAAACCATTCGAGGTTGGCGCTATCTTCAACACCATCCCAGAGATGTTCTTCAACTATAGGTATGACCAAGAGACTGATGCTGGCAAGACGTTGATGAAAGAGTTCGCTCACATGATGGCACAGACGTTTGCCATGAGTCCGATCCCGCAGACAATCGCGCCAATCCGTGAAATGAATAACAACATGAACTACTTCAGGGGTAGACCGATTGTCAGCTACTACCAAGGCAAGCGGCTTCCTCCTGACCAGTACAACTATCGTACCAGTCCGATGATGATTGAGTTGGCGAAGCGACTGCCAGAAGGGCTGGATACAATAAGCGGCAAGATCAGGTCTCCAATGCACCTACAGAACCTGTATGCGGGGTACACAGGAACCATTGGGCGTTACGTCCTTCAGGCTGCTGACTGGGGAGTTGAGCGGATGCTTGACTACCCGCTGCCACCATCTCCTGAAACTCAGGACTATGCTGTGCTTGGTCGATTCAACCGTGGTGACAATCCACCACGCAACACCAAGTACGAGACTGAGGTTTATGAGATGCTCGACAAGGTTACTGCGATTCAAGGGTCGCTCTCGTTCCATGAGAAGCAAGGTAACGTCGAGGAATATCTCAAGACCCATACCGATAATGCTCCATATATTCGTGCAGCAAGTTCGCTGGAGAATGTTCGCGAGAACATTCAAAACGTGAACACTGCGATCATGCAGATCACCATCAACAAAGAGAAAGAAAAAGGCGAAACTGATGGTGAGTTCAGAGATAGGAAGCAGAAGGAAATTGACACTCTTGAAGAGACACGCAACACGTTATTCAAGGAGGCTTGGAAATTGCGACCGGGTGGTGAGTACAACCCGATCACTGATGAGCCTATCGAGACAAGTCAGGTGATCGACCTGATTGACGAGTGGGGTGTGGATAACTCGGTCGCGTACATGAGGCGCATTCAAGAGGATGCACCAACTACTGCTGAGCTGTTGGAGATGGTGTCGAACGACATGTCCGTGCCGAATCTTGCATCACTGGTAAAAACGAGGGAATAGTCATGGCATCGTACGGAAGTGCATCACGCGCACAGTTAGACACAGTTTGTCCACAGCTTGTTGAGACGCTGGAGGTCGTGGTCAAGGAGTTCGATAACTCGGTACTTGAGGGTCGTCGTTCGTGGGAGAGGCAGGGAGAGCTGCTGCGCAAGAACAAAACCAAACTCGGTCCCGGCAAGTCGAAACACAATGCACCGATGAATCGTGGTGGAACTGAAATGGAGGGCTGGCTGTCAGAGGCTGTCGATGTAGCGCCGTATCCTATCGACTGGAACGACGCTAAGCGTTTCATCTATCTTGCTGGGCTGATCATTGGTACGGGCAGGGCACTGGGTCATGACATCAGGTGGGGTGGAAATTGGGATGAGGACAACGTGATCATCGATGATCAGAATTTCGATGACCTTCCACACTTTGAGTACAGGGGTCCGTTCAATGGATAGGTGGGACAGAGGTGCGGTGCTGCTCAACAGTTACCGCGTCATTCCGAGGTTGGTGCTGGCTGCTTACTATTCGTTCTTTATGTACGCATGGTTCTTTATTGTGAAGTGGTTCATTGCGTTTGACTGGAACACCTTGCCAGATGATCAGATCGTAGGATCAGTGGCGGCAGCAGCAGTCGCTGGGTTTCCTGCTATCATACTGGGCATCTTATCGAAGATTCTGAAAGACCTGACACAGAGCTATTGGAATGGCTCTTCGCACCAAGGAGTGGGGCATTGAGTGGTGATAATGTGAGTATGCCATCGAATGTACTTGAACGACACGCACAGACAGTACTTGTGTTACTGCTGGTTGCTTTGTTGCTGTGGGTTGGTAACACCACCCAGAGTACAGCTGTGGCTGTGGCTGAGATGCGAGTAGAGCTTGCGTACCTGAAGGCAGCAGCTGAAGAGCCGATGCTGATTCATAGCGACCTTGCTCGCCAGCTTGGTGACTTGCAGGATCGGGTTTCTTTGCTTGAGAAAAGAGAACACGAGGTTATCCCATGAATCCATACGTACTTGGTGGGGCTGCTCTGGTGATCATTGTTATGGGGTGGCAGCTGAAGTCATCCATTACCCGCAACGGTGAGCTGGAAGCCAAGCTGGAGGCTCAGGCAGCAGAGACCATCGAGGCTGCTGACGCAAACAAAACGAACTTGGTCACGATCAATAGTTTGCGAAAACGCATTGACATCATGATTGAAGATCGACGTGTAGACACAGTGAAGCGCGAGAGGATACTGGTTGAACGCGAGGCAGACCTACTGGCAGCGAGAGCAGAGAACGACATACTAAGGGAAGCAAGAGAAGATGAACAAGATGAGAATGCTGACTGCAAGGACCTTGCTGGTTTGCGGGTTGATTTTTTCTGTCCCGCTACTGCTGACCAGCTGCGCCAGCGATCCAGAGGTCCGGGTAGTAACGGAGACGCAGACAGTAATTGAACAGGTCGAGGTCTACAAGGAACTGCCAGCTAACCTGACAGCCCCTGTAGCCTACCCTGCTGGGCTTGATGAGGAATTCACGGTCGATGACCTGTTCGACCTGATCTTCGACCTGTACGACGCTCTGGATCAGGCTAACAATGACAAGGCTGATGCTGGTGAACTGACGGCACCCGCTGAAGTTCCTCAGTAGACGAGATCATGCTGTCGCCATGGGTTGGGCAGCGCTGAGCCGTCATCTGGTTCGGGGAAAACGTCTGGACACAACCGCACCCAAAGGCTATATGGATAACCTTCTCGTAGAGCGGTAAAACTTTCTCAGTCAACGTGTTCATATTCACACCTTATGTGAATATAACTGACAGATCAAGCCTCTGAGAGTTCCTCAGCGACCTTCAGGCGCGTCATTGTCACAGCTGTGGTTTGGTCGTTCAGGTAGTCGATCAGCTCTAAGAGTAGCTCTGGTTGCTGCTCCAGCGGCCTACGCTCCCTGATCCTGAGTACCTCACCCTGAATGATGTTGGTCAGGTGAATGAAGTCAGCCATCATGCCTCACCCTGTAGACGCGCCCCATTCGCGTGAACACCATCACGTAATCCCTGAAAAGGGTTGCTGCGACAACCTCATCACCAACGTCAAGAGAGAGTCTCTGTAGTGATTCATACACCACCATTGGGAAACTCCTTCTGGACCTGTATGAGACGGTCCCTGATTGCGGTATCGTTGAGCGCTACCCATGGGTCTCGCATATAGAACTGTGTGGCAACGCTGAGCGCTGCGCCAGCCTGAGCGCCACTCAATCCCATCCCTGAGATCGTTTCGTTCTTATGTGCCAGCTCGTTGATCTTGTCACGATCTTTAGCCCAGACATCCTTGTCACCCCATGTGTGGTGATCAAAGTTTTCAGCGACGATGATGCGCAGGAATTCTGCTACAGCGGTTTGGATTGCCTGCTCGTAACCGGGTCCGAGTCCACCCATCTCTACGGACCAGACGATCTTGTTGTCATCCCATCGGCTGAGCCACTCGGCAGAGTCGAGACCATATACCTGTTGTGCTTGTGTGTTATCCATTGAGTAACCTCATTTGTGGTTTTGCCCAGTGATCGAAGTCACGTTGCAGGGTTGCCAGTAAGCTGTCGCCACCATGGACGAAGGGTAGGTTCCTGACCAGAGAGTTCGGCTTGAAGCGGATGGATTCTTTCTCCTGCATTCGCTTCTTGCGTACGCGCTGTTGCTGCTCATAGATGCGCTGTTCCTGCTGGTGCTCCATGATCCACGAGTCTGTATTGCTTGTGGTAGTGATGTTGGTGGCTGTGCCTGTGGCGGTGGTGAAGCCTGTGTTGTGAATATATCCTAGTGCCATTTTATTTCTCTCATTCATGAATGGATCGAACCGCATTGCTACTCGGTCCTGACCTGAGTGTCGATACGCCTCGCCTGTTCCCTCACCGAAGCGAGCATCGAGAAAGGCTGTCGGGTCACGTGCGAACTTCTCCCATATCCGATGGTCCTGTCCTAACCTCTGCACTTCTTCGTGCAGTTTGCGCTTGTCGCAGACCCACGTTGTGATGTCGTCAAGGGGAGACCACTCGTGCTTCCAGAATCCCGAAGCCAACCGTCTGGCTGACTCCGGGTCCATGGTTTTCCCGTTCATGGCAATGTGTGCGCCGGGACGCAGAACACCCATCAGCTTTTCTGTTTGATCGCCAGACTCACGTCAGGCAAACGATTAAGAATTTCAATCTGAATTTCCTTCATCTCGTCGCCGCGTTTCTCCAGCTGGCTCTCCAGTTTGTCACGGTATTCATCCTTGGTCGCAGCTATGCCTTCATCTTTTTCTTTGGCAGCTTTACGTACTGCTTCAGATACTTTCTTGTCGGCATTCAGGACGACAGACTCTTCACGCATCTTGAGCTTGTGCGCGATCATCTCTTCATCCATTTGCTTGGTCTGGGCGAGACTTTTATTCTCGGTTACCAGCTGGTGGTTCTCGTCACTCAGTCTATCGCGAACTGTCAGTAGCTCCGTCACCCTCTCTTCGAGATTTGCACATCTCTTTGCGAGATGCTTCTGATTCAATCCAAACATTATTTTTCTCCATTGGTGGGGCAAGGTATGCCCATTTGCTTTCTTGTTTCGGCGCACACAGGCGCTCGATCTTGTCTTCATATGCAGAGCTGGCAGTGACGAACACCTTAACGGTGAACGCCACTATTGCCAGTAGGGACAGAGACACAAAGATCATGACCCCGTACCTCACGCGAGATGCAATTTGGCGTTTGCATTGCTGCGTGTGTACAGCCGATGCAGGTTGTACTTTGCGACGGCGTTACGATCAGCCATCTCTCCGTACTCCAGCGTCAGGGCAGCGTGTAACTTCTCTGCCGAGTGGTCGAGGAACCTGCGAACAATGCTGACGAAAGCGTAGTTGCTTTCCTCAACCTGCCATTTGTCGGTGTCGGCAGTGCCAATCATCCTAGCCTCACCTTCCTCACTGATGAACATTCCGGTGTAGAAACCTTCCAGCTCATTCCACTCTATGTACTGATCGGCATTACACCAGATCGTAGTCAGCTTCTTCTCGCGCAACAGATCAGCCGTTTCATCATCGATGACGTAGCTGGTTGTCAGGGTGCTTGAATAGCCACCATAGCTACCACCACCAACCTGTCGGTTAGCGAACCAGTCATCTTCATCTTGGATGATCTGGCTCGGCGTGTAGAAGTCCTTGATGTCATCCCTTTTGAGGGGTAATCCAGTCGTAGACTTACGGATAGCTGTGCTTGGCTTAACCACAGGCTTGTATGCGGCTCGTGGTGCTACCTTGCCATTGAACTGGTTCATCGCAAGAAGTCCCTGCGGTGTACCGTGTCCGAGCATGATAATGTGGTCGTGCTCTTTGATGGCATCCTCTACGTCCTTCTTCGTGCAGCCGCCAGTGATCACAGTCGTATCGTTACGACCGTGGTATATCGGCTTCAAGAAGTCGGTACTCTTGTCCTTCGGGTGTATCACTAATTTATTCATTGTCTTTCTCCTGTTAGCAGGTATTTTACCATACCTGCCACAGGAAGTCTAACACTAAGTGTGAAAGTATTACCACTAAAAGGGAATGTCATCATCGAAGTCGTCAGGACCCGGCTGAGGTGGTGCTTTGTTTCCACCATCCTGCTGCGGTGGTCGATCACCCTTGCTGCTGAGGAACTGCACATTATCTGCCCGGACCTTGGTCTTGTAGCGCTTCTGCCCTGTCTCTTTGTCGTCCCATGAGTCAGTCTGTAGCTTGCCCTCGATGTAGCACTGCGATCCTTTGGTCAGGTACTGGGCGCATATCTCTGCCAGCTTTCCCCATACCTCGACATTGATCCACTCGGTACGCTCCTTCTGTTCGCCTGTCTGCTTGTCTTTCCACGACTCGCTGACTGCCATACTGAAGTTGGTTACCGCAGCACCTGAAGGCACGTAGCGTGTCTCAGGGTCCTGACCAAGGTTACCGATTGCTATTACTTTATTGATTCCGCGTGCCATTATCTTACTCTCCTGATTACGTTTTCGTTGTCGCGCTCATACATCCTGACCAGTCGGTCACAGTACAAACAGCTCTGAGTGATTATGCTTCCATCATCTTTCGCGGTGTCCACCGCATGGAAACCAAAGAAGCATTTAATTTTTCGCCAGTTCATTTCCATACTCCCTGAAACCACAAAGGCCACTGCTTGCTGCGGCGAGCCGGGTGGACCAGTTCGCGAATCTCCTTCAGATGAATCTCACACACTCTGGTGAACTCATCTTCTCCGCGCATGTATGTGAACTCCATGCAGACATCGTGAGTTGCTCCAGTTTCGAGTCCTAGCTCTTCACAAGGCTGGCATGACGCACCCGGACCCTTTTTTCGCTCGCTATTGATGCGGGGATATTTGTCTCGCTTACTCATTGCTGATCCTCCAGCAGAACAGCCCTCATCTTCTTGTACGTGATGCGAGCAGTGCTCTGTTCCTCTGGCGTTAATAGCTTGGCTTTCTGACCAGCAGCCAGCAGGTCCTCCATGGAGTCAGACTGATGTATCGCACGCTCGACCTCGGACAGCGTAGGACACACCTCAACGCCTTCACCAAAGACATCCTTGGCCTTCTCAAGCTGCTCGTTGTTCTGCTGCTCAGGCAGCGTGTATTCAGTCACTGGTGGAGGTGTGTCGTCATGGTCCTGCCTCTCTTCAACGACACCCAGACCTTTGAGTAGGTCGGGGTAAGCATCACGCAGGCAGTACGCACGAGCACGCATCTGGAGCATCCTCTTCGGGTGCTTCTTCCAGTTGAACTTCGAGTCAATGCCTGCCTGCATAGCGTCAGTCATGGAGTACTGCGCTGTCACCGGATTAGGATCACCGTCGCGCTGTGTGCGACAGGTTGCTGTTTTACCATCCTCAGAAAGGGTTTCCTCAATCCAGAGACATTTCGGGGAGGCTCTCACTACCCCAATCAAGCCGTCGCCATACAGACAGGGCTTTCCTTCGATCACAGCTATGGACTGGATAGCCTGAAACGGCTCCATGCCAAGCTCTGATCCCATGTTGATTGCAACAAAGACATCGTTGGGTTTGCCACGGTAATCCGATGGCACAAGGTTAGAGTTCGCCAGCGACTGAGCAACACGCTTAGCGAGTTCGTACTTGGCGAACGCAGGGTCACTGGCAAGCGCCTTACCAGCAGCCTGAGTCAACGACTCTTCGGCCTCAGCCTGAGTCACTACGACCTCACCTGTGGATGTGTCGATCACCTCTTTACGCTTCGCTGGTGTACGTGCACGCGACGTTTTCTTCTTCGCTTTTTTCTTAGCTGCTTTCTTCGTTGTCATTGTTTTGGTCTCCAGTTATTGCCGCGTGGTTTCCAGTCCATCACGCCAAACAATTCAGTTAAAAATAATTCTCTTGGGTTCGGTTCATTGAACGGATTAGAGCGCTTTGCATATTCAAACTCGTGCACAGCGACTCTTGCTTCACCGTAATGCCTGCCACCATTATCCGACCAGTAACTTCCAGCCGTGTGCAGCACGATGAGCCTCTTCTCTTCATTCATTGCCAGCACTGTGGTCTTGCCAGCGTCCACTCCGTGCCATTCGACGGTGCCGTCATCGTTAATCGTAATCGCGAATCGTTGGCTCATGACGGTGCCTCGATCTGGATTACTGTTCCTTCTTCGATAGCTTTAACAGCCGCGACTGGTAACTTTGTGGCGTGCCTTGTGACAACGTAAGTATTCTCTGCAACCGTGAATTCTTTCCGTGTTTGTTCCTTACGGGTAAATGCGGTCTGGTCGGGGAGGATGCCGACTGCGGCTTCGCCAAGGAGCATAGCAATCCGGTTCTTGCAGCCGTCGATAACACCGTCGAATAACTTCTTTTGTTCTTGGGCATCTTTCATTACGTCCTGATATTTTTGAGCGACCTCTGGCAAGCGTACTACCTGACCGTTGGTGCCGGGGTACATGTTCTTGAGCAGCCGCGTGGTTGCCGCTGACTGCCATTTCGGCTCTGGTGCCACCTTCGCCTGTACTTGATCCCAAAACTCTTCCTCTGCCTCTATGAGGTCAGTGATGATCGATTCAATGGGGTTGATTCGGTACATGCGATAGTCGCGGTTACCGATGAGTACAGCGAGGTCCCAGCAGTCGTATCCAGTGACAGCGAGGTAGTGTTGACACTGGAGCATGATGTACGGAGGTATCTCGTTTGAGCCAGAGTCACCCCAGCCATCTGGTCGAGCTGCGGTCTTTGCCTCGAACCCAATCTTACGATCTTCGCCCACCACCTTGCGGTCGATGTTGGCGATCATAAACGGGTGCTTTTTCGAGCGAATAAGTTGGTTGGCTTTCTGGACTTTGTAGCCAGTCTCTTCCGCATAACGGTCGCAGACAGGCTGTTCCAAAACGGAACCCCAGTAGCGTGCTTCCTTGAGAAAGTCTTCGTCTTCTGGTGGGGCTTCACCCAGCTTATCGAGATAGAGTTCATAAGCGGTGGTGTATGGATTGATATCGAGTACGGTCGCTGCGTCTGAGCCACCTACCCCTGTTCGTCGTTCTTCGAGCTGCGCCTTTGTAAGGGACATGCTGTTCTCCTAATTGTGATGCACTGACAACCAGTGCATACGGATAAAATGTGCGAGGGCAGGAATCCAACCTGCTTTACAGCGATACTTTCAACCGCTCACCTAATAGGGGAATGCTCCCCAGTCAGACCCGGACTCGTGTACCTTAATAGGTGCCTGTCCAGCTTCACTCACACATCCTAAGTATACCACTGGGTGCTGACAAATCAACACCCAGTGATAAAGGATGTTATCTACTGAACTCCGCGATAACGGGGAGTACGTTAGCGTCGAAGCCGACCACATCCAACATGCCAGCATCGTTCGGATCAGCAATGCTGAATCCATTTGAAGTCATGCCAACAACCACGAGCTTAGCGTTCGGGTTATGGGTCTGACGGTATGACTGCAAAGCCTGAGCTGGCTTGATGTCACCAGCCCACGTTTCCGAATCAGTCAACACCACGAAGGTGTCAACCATGATGTTGTTTGCCGAGGCGTACAACATCGGAACTGCGCAGTCGGTGCCACCAAAGTTTCGGTTCTGCACCTTACTCATCACGCTTGCCATTGAGTCGTTCGAGCCAATGCCGAGATCAACGAAGCCCTCAACATTGGACTGACGATAGCTGTAGCCGCGACTCGATCCACTGGTAAAGCCGTGGACGAAGTGAACAGGCTCAGTACGAGCGATCACCATTGCCATGGCACCAGCAGCCTCTGCACAACTGATGTTCGATCCAGAGACCGCACATCGCATCGAGCTTGAGACATCGACACCGAGCATGAACGCCTTACCAGTAGGCTCGACATTCGCGAACGACTTCTCGAATCCCTTATCCAGTGCAGAGATCACACGTGGGTCAGAGTTCCAAGTCATGCCGCCACGGAAGCCGTGACCAGCTGAGTAGTTCTTCAACGCCAGCAAGTAGTGCATCGGGTGAATGCGTGAGCGCTTGATCTGCTCGTCATCCATCAGACGCTCCAACACCAGCTTGGTGTTCATGTCCATCGGCTTCAGCGTACCGTTCGCAGTCATCTTACCGAGCTGACGAATGGTAGCCATGAGCGGCATCTTCTGGAGCAGCTGCGTGTTCACAGCTTCATCCTTCAGCCACTCAGTCGGTAGCATTTCCCACGACAGGTTGAAGTCTTTCAGAAGCTCAACCCTGTCAGCGCTGGGCATGTCGTCACGCGCCATGTGATAGCCCTGATAAATCTCAGGCAGCTCGGCACGAACGTCTACGTTATCCAGCTTCTCTGGGTGAGTCGTCACATCGAACATCGCACGCTTCTGGTCATCGGTCGTAACCGGGTGAGCCAGACGCATGATGTCACGGTGAGTCCAACCATCACGCTGACGGTACTTCAACAGCTGGTAAGCCAGCTTGTCGTTGTCCCGCTCATTGTACCAACGCTGGAAGGCACGCTTAGTTGCGCGGCCCCAACCACCGAAGGCTTCAATGAAGGTTGCGAACTGAAACAAGTGAGTACCCGTTCGAGCGACCTTGGGCAATACGCCAAGTGCCAGCTTACGAGTCTGCTCATTGCCCAGCTTCGCGCACATAGCGAGTACAAACAGGGCAGCATCGTTCTTATGCGAACGACCAGCCTGTGAGATTTCGACAACCGTATTAACGACACGAAGTCCATCCTGTTTGATTAGTCGGATGGTGCCTTCAGCATTGTCCTTGGTCAGGTTGCTCTCGCTGATGTAAAAGGTTCCACCTTCAGAACCCAGAATCAGGAAGCGGTCAAGACGATCCCAATCACTAACAGCATGGACGAATCCACCTTCGCTGTTCTTGACTTCATCAGTCCTGCCGGGAGTGCGCTCACGCTGTGAGGTGGCGCGAGTATTTACGTGCTTTGAATAGTCCATCTTTTTCCCCTGTTCGGCTCGTCCATCACGAGCATACAAAAATTGGCTCGGCTCAGTGGTGTCCTCCTTTGAGAAGTCTATTCACCGACTGAGCCTCAAACGCCTCTTCATCATAGATAACGATTCTTCCTCGGCTCGAATAAAAGCAGCTACGCAGCTGCGCCCGGTTGTGGGGCTGTCGAGCATGTTGTTGAACAACCGAAAGGCGATTGTACACAACTGACATAGGAAGTCAAACTAAATTTAGGACATGTTGTTGGCGAAGGAGATGCCTTACGGCAAGTTGCTCTGCCAGCTGAGCTATACGCACCATTGTAGGGTGCGCAACTGGAATCGAACCAGTGACCTACTCTTTTCAGAAGATAACCTTCAATCCATCCGGTCCTAAAAACTTAAATGCGAACATGTTGCGAGAGAGCGGTGTGGCTTTCGCCATCAACTTAACAGGTTGGGTAACGCTCTTACTCATCGGCTCGCAAAACTTAAATGTGGACATGGTATGAGCAACCGAGGTATTTCCAAGAAGCGCTTTTCGCACTCAACAGATAACGATTGATCTTCGGTCCACAAAACTTGTATCACCACGTCGCTTCGCAACGTGTCAAAATTGGAGCGGGATTATAGAATCGAACTATGATAACCATCCTCAGTCGGCTCGCTGTCGAGCATGGTGTAGACGATGGAGCAATGCCACCACTGGCATCCCGCTTAGCCTGAACATGTTGTTGCTGTCGGATTGACGACCGCTTTCGCGGTTACGTCCGAAGGTTTGGCTCGGATAACCGACGAGCATTCGGCTCAGGCGAAAGCATGATACTCTCGCGCTGGTGAAAGTCAACACTCAGTGGTAAGATAATCACCCTTCCTGATAACACAAACGAGAACACCGTGATGGCAAATTCCTTTGGTCCCAACGAGAGACCGGACGCGACACCTCCCCACCAGAATGTGATTCGACGCTTCCGTGAAGAACTCAGAATGGACCGACCAGAGTTTGCTGACCTGATAGAAGCCAAGATCGACACGCTCCGGGTCTGGGAGGCAGGCAAGTCAAAACCACGTGGACCAGCCGCACTCAAGATCATCGAGATCGCAAGCCGCAACGACTATCCCCTCAGTATTACCGACATCTTTCCTGCTTGACCTGTCTATGGACAGTTGCTATTGTCTGTGGACTGTCTACGGACATTTGTACATGTAGATATAGATGTAGATGTAGATGTAGATAAACCCTACCCACCAATGATTAGCAATACTGTTAATACTAAGAAGGGAAGCAATGGCATACGGGAAAGTTTGGGAGTCGATGTTCGACGGCTCACTGGTAGAGACTCGCTGGGAAGCAGTCGTCACCTTCATGGTTCTAATCACCTTTGCAGACAAGCACGGCATCGTGGACATGACCCCGACCGCACTATCTCATCGCACCACAATCCCCAAAGAGATATTTGAGAAGGGCATCAAAGCCCTTGAGGAAGATGACCCGACAAGTAGAACCGATGGTCAGGATGGTCGTCGCATCGTGCGGTTGGATGAGCATCGAGAGTGGGGCTGGAGAATTACCAACTACGAGAAGTATGCGAATGCGAAAAACATGGAGTCGTTACGCGCACACTGGGCAGAACAGAAGCGAGCTTACCGTGCGCGTAAATCAGAGGATACGTTTTAGTGTTCGTCCTTCGCGACTACCAGAACGACATCATCAATCAGGTGAGACAGGCGATTGCCGCTGGACACCGGAAGATTCTCGTGGTCGTCCCTACTGGTGGGGGCAAGACTGTCATAGCAGCACAGATCGTAAAACTTGCCGCGCAGAAGGGTCGTCGTTCCCAGTTCCTCGCCCATCGCCGCGAGCTTATTTACCAGTGTGCTGACAAGCTCGAAAACTTCGGAGTGGACCATGGGATTCTCATGGCTGGCGAATATCCATATGGCGCAGCGGATTGCCAAGTCGCCAGTGTCCAGACTATCGCTGCCAGATGTATCACAACGGACAAGCTGCCCTTCCCTGACTCTGACATAGTTATCGTTGATGAAGCTCACCGCTCTCTCGCACCGACCTACATCACACTCATCAACCACTACGGTGAAAGTGTCGTTATAGGATTGACCGCTACACCCATTCGCGGAGACGGCAAGGGTCTGGGTCACGTGTACGATTACATGGTGCTCGGTCCCAGTACCCAGTGGATGATCGACAACGGGTATCTGGTTCAACCCATCACCTTCGCGCCGACCATTCTCGACCTGACTGGAGTGAAGGTTCGTGGTGGTGACTATGACCCGGCTGACCTCGAAGCGAAAATGAATCAGCGCTCATTGGTTGGTGACATTGTTGAACACTGGTACAGGCTTGCTCATGACAGGCCAACTGTAGTGTTTGCGAGCGGGGTCAAACATTCGATTAACTTGCGCGACGAGTTCCATAAAGCAGGGGTTGCGGTGGCGCACGTGGATGGAGATACGCCGCTGCCTGAACGGAAGCAGCTGGTGTACGACCTGAAGGTAGGCAAGGTACAGGTTGTCTGCAACTACGGGGTACTCACCGAGGGGTTCGATGAACCCAGCCTGAGTGCCTGTGTTCTCGCTCGTCCGACAAAGCACTTGGGCCTCTATATTCAGATGGGCGGTAGGACGCTCCGAACTTGCGAATCCACAAACAAGAAAGACTCCCGCATCATCGACCATAGCGGTAACGTCTACGAACACGGTTTCATCCAAGATAACCACAGGTGGCTGCTCGAAGAGGGTCGCGCTCTCATATCAACTCCAGCTGAACGACAAAAGGATTTAGATGACAAGAAGCCTATCACATGCGTCATGTGTGCGACGGTGTACACCCGGCAACTGCCGTGTCCGACCTGTGGTCATATCCCAGAGAAGAAGGGCAGGTACGTAGAGTCACGCTCTGGTGACCTGATGGAGGTCAGAGCAGAATCACGACGCACAGCCAAGGAGCGTAAGTTCACACCAGAGGAACGTGAGCTGTGGTACAGGTCGCTACTGGCGATTGGAACAAAGAAGCCGAAGGTGAAAAAAGTAGAGGGCTGGGCGGCACATAAATACAAAAAGAAAATGGGCGTGTGGCCTGACAATGACTTTTCAAAAGTGCCGCTCGAAGAACCAGCACCAGAGGTGAAGTCATGGTGCCGGGGCATGGATATAAGATACGCAAAAGCGATGGAGAAACAGAATGAGAATGACAACCAAGCAAGCAGCCAAGGGTAAGTGGGATGGCATCATCACACAACTTGTTGGTGAATCAGCCGTCAGTAGACGGCACACATCATGTCCTATATGCGGAGGCACTGACCGTTACAGGTTCGATAACAATCGGAACGATGGTGACTGGTTCTGCAATCACTGTGGTACAGGAGATGGGTTTAAGCTCATCATGGAAACGCTGGGCATCGACTTTTCCGAAGCCGCACGGCGTGTGGATGAGGTTGTGAATAACGTCGAAGAGAAGCCATTCAAGCCTGACGTTGATATCGACAGGCGCAGGAAAAACCTGAACGTCACATGGTCAAACGCGAATGAGCCATTCTATGCCTATAACTATCTGGTTGGTCGTGGCATCCCATCGGAGATCGTTGATCAGGTTGGCAAGGATATCAGGGGCATCGAGAAGTTGGACCTGTATGACGGCAAGGCGCACAAAGGAACCTACAACGCGATGCTGGGACTTATCCGCAACCCGAAGGGCGAGCCAGTATCAATACACCGCACATACCTGACACCAGACGGCAAAGAGAAGAAGATCATGCCCACTCTGGAGAGCATCACAGGAGCCTGTGTGCGCCTTGGTGAGCCGGAGGATACGCTCGTGCTGGCAGAAGGAATCGAGACCGCACTGGCAGCATGGTCGCTCACTGGTCATCCAGCATGGGCGACGATCAGCGCACACGGGCTGGCAGAGTTCAAGTCGATCCCACGGCATGTGACGAAGGTGATCATCGCGGCAGACAACGACGCATCGTTCACTGGTCAGGCTGCTGCCTTTACCTGCGCCAAGACCATGAAGCAGAAGCTGAAGGTCGAGACCGTCGTGATAATGCCAGAGGCAATAGACACAGATATGGTTGACTCTCTCCATGAGGACATGGAGGGGTTGCGACCAGCAGCACTAATGAGGTGGGCACCATGATTTCATACAGCGCACAGGTAACAATGCACAGTGCCGCGTGGGGCGACGAGACAGGCTCTACGGTGACGTTCAAGCTACCGATGAACGACAAGGCCGAGGACAAGCGGAACCCATTCCATGCGTACACAAAGCGCCGCAAGGGTAAGGCCGGGACTCGGTTCATGATGGCGTGCCACACGGCAGGAGCAGTCAGACACGCCTTGTACGAAGATGAGGTGATGCTGGCAGGCTGGAACGACAGCCAGCAGAACGGACATACCGCGAAGTTCTGGATCGCCAACGATGGCATGGGTCATCCGTTCGAGGGGATGAACAGGAAGACGGCCCTGCTGATCTCCCTGTTCGAGCTGGACGACGATCAGGAGGTGATCGACCCCAAGATGCGTGACAGGGTGGAGAAGCAGCACGACACTGGGAAGCAGAAGCTATCGAATGTCGCCGCTATGTTCTGTCGCAGCGCTGAGTTCTGGGAGTGGGTCAACAAGAAGGACGACATACTGTCAACGCCAGTCATGGGAGAAGATGTTGCGAAGCTATGGATGTATCAGGAACTGGGTATCAACAGTAGGGCTGACCTTGACCACGACAGCATTGTGGCTAACCGTTTTGTTCAGGACATACTGGAGCCGTATCAGAAGTGGTACAGCGAAGTTTATGAGGCACCGTTTTGATAGTTGACCTGACGGCGTTTGATCTTCAGTTCATAGCGCTGTTCTCAGAGCGGCAGAGGTGTGTGAAGCGAGCGCTGCGGGTGAAGAGTAAAAAATACGCAAAAGATCGTGGTGAGTTTGAGCTACAGTATCTCGGTAGCATGGGTGAGTTCGCGCTGCACAAGGAGTACGATGTGCCGCTAAATATGGATGTCCATGTCGGTGGAGACGATGGTATAGACATTGTTATCAATGGGTGGCCTTGCCATGTAAAGACGATAGCGTTCACCGGACCAAACCCGCACTACCTGATGGACAACATGGAGTGCTTCACTGCTCCGGTTGGCATTTGTTGTCAGGCACTATCGCCAACAAAGGTAAAGATACTTGGGTGCATCCATCGAAAAGAGTTCGCGAAAAAAAGCGAGACACGTGACTTTGGGTATGGACCAAGGTTGAGCCTTCCAGTTGAAAGTCTAAAACCTATACAGGTGCTGTTTGACAACACTCCACCAACAGATAGCGGTGAGCAAACACGAGAAGAGCCTGCGTGAGCTGCGTTGTGCGGTCTCACGTAGTCCATTCATAACTTTGCATCACTGTCATGGTGGGTCCATGAAGGAGATGGGTTGGCACGTTGGTGTCGCACAGAAACAAAACCCGTTCCTTCAGATACCACTGAAGGACGACTATCACATAGGCGACATGGGCATCGACTCAGGCATGGGAGTAGAGACATGGGAATCACAATTCGGCAGACAATGGGATCATCTGATATGGGTAAACGACCAGCTTCCATACAACATCTTCGCAGAGGCAGTACGGTGGGAAGAGACAAACCGAAAAAGCCAGCCAAGTACCGAAACAAAAAGGTCGAATGGGGTGGCATGACGTTCGACTCCATCAGGGAGTTCGAGCGCTATCAGGAACTGGCTCTCATGGAGAAGGCTGGAGTGATTCGCGAGCTACAGTGTCAGGTAAAGATGAACCTCGCCTGTGGTGGCAAGCCAGTGATGGGCAGGAACAAGCGGCAGCGTTACTACGTGGTGGACTTCAAGTACTGGGACAACGAAGAGCGAAGGATGCGCTACGAAGATGTGAAGGGCTTTGACACGCCACTGGGCACCTTGAAGATCGCCATGGTTGAGGCTGAGAATGGAATTGAGATTGAGATTGTGAGATAGTGGTTGTGCCTTCCTAATGGGGCACATTGTTATTCTCCAAAGTGCAATGGAAAGGGACCACCTATTCTGGTGGTCCCTTTTTTATTAGCTCACTGCTTTGAGCTTCGGTCGATCAGCAACCTTCATTGCATCAACGAAGGCATCCGTGCTGTACAGCCAGCGACCACTGTCGCTTTGCTCTGCACCATGGGCGCGTAGCACTCGATTGACCATCTCGTACTGGTCCTTGTTGACGGTGAAGTTGATCTGGTGTTTGTTCTCCAGAATCTTCTTGATCGCATTACCGACCGCTCGCTTGCTGACCTTGACCTTCGCTTTAGCAGCCCACTCCGCTACGCGGGTGAAGCTGAAGCTGCGAATCAACTCCAGAGCTTCTGTCTTGTTGTAGCCCAGACGCTTGAAGTGACGGTAGGTGTGGTAGTACTTACCAGCGGTGCCAGAGGTGAACGACATCTCTTCTTCAACGAGATGAGCGAACGACTCATAGCCAAGCATCTCCCAGAGCTTTCCGTGTTCGATGGCAGACAGAATCTGACCCATCTCATAGAACGCTCCAGTGACCTGATCATCAAGACTGATGAGTCGGTCCAGCAGGTTTGTTGCATACTGCTTTTGTGATAACGACATAGTTTTCTCCTAGTGGTCGTGCATTATCATTTCAAAGTCTCGCTTCACGACACCGAGCTTTTCATCTCCGCGCCAGTGAGGCTTGACCCATACTTTACGCCCTGTCTTCTTGTAGTGCCTCCAGAAGCCTCGGACTTGGTGTAGCCGCTTGTGCGGCTGGAACATCGAGCGCCCAGTCTGTGATGGCTCAGGTGAGTCCATCTCCACTTGTATGATCGTGTGTTCAAACTGAGGGTGATCGATTCGTTTGCGCAGCTGTGTCCTGCGGAACATCCTTCCGGGTGAAGCCTTTGCTCCGGGGATGCTCTTACTGCGCAGTAAAGATTGAAGGTGAAACTGGTGATGCCAGATCAGGAACGTCCTGTACAGGAGGTCCATGATCTTCTGACCTTGCTTGGTGGGTTCAGCCTTGCCTGCCATGGCGTATAGAACCTTGTTGCCTTTCTCGACAACACCTTCACGCATGTGTATCTCCACCGGGAAGTAGCTTAGCTTGTTGTTCTGTGACGTGGTGCCGTCCTCCAGCTCAACGCCACGAGAGCGATATGCTCCGATGTTGAGACAGATGAATGGTTCATCAGGCTCAAGCTCCAGCTCCGGGTAAGACTTGTGGTTGTCTGCTGTCTGTCGCTGAGCAACCAGAATGATGTCGTCGTTGCCGAACCCCTCAACAATAATAGTGCACCACTCGTGTGGCAGGTGAACGGGTGTGGTGCGTGAGATATTGAGAAGCTCGTGCCCGTATGTGTCGCCCAGCTGGACGAACGTATCAACGGTGAGCTTGTACTTGACTGATGACCTGACGACACCAGCGAGCACAGCATCAACCGGAAAGGCATCCTTGATCATCTCACCGAACTGTTCCTCATCACCGCAATCCCAGAGACGGTTGTTCACTGTGATGGTGGTGTTGCGAAACTTCTTAGGCTGCTTGCCTGTGACGACAGCGTGCTCCACCGTCTCAAGGTATTCGAGATAGCGATGGAACGCTGGTCCGAGGTATCCGGGTTTGGGGTGCTTCTTCATGATCGTCTCCAAAGGGAAAGGGGAGGCGAACCTCCCCACCCAGTTACGCGGCTACCGCGATGCGGTTCCACTGAGACATCTGCATGTCGATCAGTTGTGAGCCGATGTTCTCCAGCTCGCAAGCTCGCTCGTAGTCAACAGCATCGGTGTTAGCGATCTTGGTGACTGCGTTCAACATACCCCATCGACTGAAGTCGCCATCCTGCAAGAAGTTCGAGATCACGCTCTCCTTCTCACCGTCACGGATGTCTACTTCCTTCGCCAACTGGTCAACAGCTGCGAAAGCATTTTCGACCTGCGTACCTTCCTTGGTAGCTCTCAAAGCATCGCCCATCTTCTGGACGTTCTCTGGGTTGGTCAGGGCTTTCATCGTGTCAGTAACTTCAGCGATGACCAGCTCATTCTGCTTGCGTTTTGTCTCGTCCGAGAAGACCTCGAAGTCGCCATTAGCAACCAGCTTTCCACCAAGGTGGATGCGCTTAGTCGAGAAGATGTTCGACACACCGTAGACGCAACCATTAAGGCAGTAGTCCCGGTAGAAGAACCCTTCAGTGACCATTGAACCCATACCAGTCTCAGAGTTCTTGATGATGGCACCGGGGCGAACGATGTCGCGAGTCTGACCGTTGTCCTGACCACCAATGTGGTTAGAGGGTCGAGCCAGCTCTCCGATGTCCTGCGCCAGCGAGTCATCAGTGAACAGTACTTTCATGTACATGTTGTTCTCTGTGATGTTAGCTGACAGCAACTGAGAAGGGATATCGCCTTTTACTATGGGAGGCAAGACCTGCTCCAGAACCTGATCGTTGTCCAGAACCTTGTACTTATCGGACAAGAAGGCACGAGCCTTTCCATCCAGTGTACGCAGCAAGCGTGTCTGGGGTTCCTGCTTGAAGATTGCATTGACCTCATTGATGATCAGGTCACGGTAATCTTCCAGCATACGAAAGTAGTGCTTCAGAGGAATCCGAAGACGACCTGCGATTTGACGGTGGCAATTCTCAGAGATCGAGAATCGTTCCAGCTCAGAGGCACCTTCCTTGAGTAGTACCAAGGCAACCTTGTTAGGCATGTCGGTAGCGGCGACCATGGAGATAGACTCTCCGGTGTTAGCTACGAAATCACGCTTAACCTTGTTTTGCTCGACTACTGTGGTAAGAAGGTTCTCAAGTGACATTCCACGTTTCATAATTTTCTCCAATTGCAAGCCCGACAACCGGACTTGATGTGCGTATTATAGGTAACTTCCATTGGAAGTCAAGTCTTTTCTTTGATGTCTCCAGTTTCGACCAAAGAGAACAGCAGCTTTCGTGCCATGTTGGGCATGGCTCTGTGGCTCTTTGCGTCCTCTGGTGTCAGCCATCGATCTACGGTGCTGATGTTTACCTCTACGAATGCGGCGATGTGCGGTCTGGTCAATCCGAAGTGCTTCATGAAGCGCTTCAGCCAGATGCGGTTATCGCGTTGGTGCATTCCATACCATTTACAGTCGTTCATAATCGTCTCCTGCATCACTCACCTCCTTATCAGCAGCGGCTATGCGTTGCCTTTTCAGCGCCTTCCACCGCAGAGAATGGGATGACATATCTGAGCCATGCCCCATAGGTTTGCAAACCTCCATAGGATCAGCGCCGCAATGTGGACAGAAAACTGTCCATGTGTCTTCAAGTGTTGGATCACTCATGTCTCACCCTTTAAAGAGTGGGGAGGCGAACCTCCCCATCAAGTTAGGAGAAGATTCGCGTCTGAATGGCGAGAGCTTCACGAACTGTTCTGACCTCAGCGTCAGTGACCTCGACAGCACCTTCAGGTGCCTTGATGCCAAGCTCTTCGGACAGAGCTGCGACAGCTTCTTCGCGAGACAAACCAGCCTCACCAAGGATGTCGTCAGCAGTTACGCCTGATTCTTTCAGGACTTTTGCTATTGCCGTTAAAGTAATAAGTGACATTGTGTTTCTCCAGTTATGCAGCCGATACGTTTTTCAGGAAAGACTTGGCTGCTTTAGTCATTCCATTTCTGTTACCGAACGCCTTGAATCTTTTGGCGACGGTGCTAATTCCTCTTGACCTTGGGGGCAGAGGTATCTCAGTAAGGAAGCGCTCTTCAGTGAGAGGAACCTTCTTTACTGTCAGGCCGCTGGACTCCATCACAAGGATGGGCATCAGCTTCCTGCCCTTTGGGCCGACCAACACGGTCTTGTGACCGTGGTCTGAAAAGTAATCCATCAGTTGGTACATAGCTTTCTCCATTTACAACAGACAGTATACCTGACTCTGGAGGTGGTGTCAAGCCCCACCTCCAGTGGAGTCGCTACGAAATCACTCTTCGTTTCTGCTCCTGACGCAATTCACGCAACCTGCGCTCCCACCCATTCTTTGGGTTGGTCTTTACGTTCTGCTTAGCTCGCATAATGAACCAGCGCAGGTCTTCGTTTGTCATGCTCTCAAGTGTCATCATACGATTGCTCCATCCAGTGCATCAGTCAGCTCAGACTTAGCGTTTTCTATCCAGTCCCTAAAGATAGACTCCTGTTCGTCGTTGTGCTCACCCTCAAGATCACTCTGTTCTTGATCGTGCTGACGCTCCAGCTCGTCCTGTTCTTCGTCGTGTTCCTCTTCAGCTTCGAGTCGATCATCTTCATCATCGATATCGCTGCCATCGAACTCTTCACGGTCGAACTCTTCACGGTCGAACTCTTCAGCGTCATCAGGCTCATCAATGCACTCTATGTCAGACTCAGCGCTATCAAGAGCGTCTACACGCTCCTGTAACAGCTCGCCTGTCGGTGAGTACTGCAACTGGTCAGGCATATTGTCCAAGCTGCTCTGCGTCTCTTCACGCAGCTCTTCAACTTGACCCAAGATGTCTTCCTTCAGCCCCTCGAACGAAAGCACGTCCTCGCCTTCCCAAGCCTCGACCTCTTCCTGCATGGAATACACCGTGCCGAAGTAGGCTGACTGGGTGAGCTGTGAAGCCTTCGGGTAAGTCAGGGAGTAGCGCTTGCCACCGTACCTGAACTTCCACCAGTAATATGATTCTCCCTTCTTCGCGACAGGGTTGTCTTTTCGTGCTGCTTTTACGTGCGTTACTCTAGGCATTGTCATTCTCCTTACGGTCTACAGGCTGACCAATGTCGATGTGTTCTGCACGAACCTTTGTGTAGTGCGTGTAAACCCTATCGTACAGATCGGCATCTTTCTTTGCGGTGCTCTGGCTGATTACTCCGAGGGCAGCGCCCAGCAATTGGGTCTCTACAAACAAGGGGTGAAAGTCACGATCATTGTGGTAGCCGTTACCATACGTACCGCTTTTTACGAACTGACGAATGGTGGGGTACTGACCACCGTGCCTGCTTCTCCAGCCCAAGTCCTCGCCGCGCAGCTTCTTCACTTGCTGGGCACGCGCATGAACTTCGTTAATCAAAGATTCAGTGAAAACGCGAACACCAAGATTAGCTTTGGCAACTCGGACACGCTCTTCATTGATTACGGTAGAGTGTGCTCGCCTAACGATGTGTTTCTCTTGCTGGGCATCCCACAGGTCAGCCTCAAGGTTCTTGATGCGTCGATCCAGCTGAATGAGTTCTGCTGTTTCGTTCACATCCGCTTGAAGGTCACCCTCAAAGGATTTATCCCTGAATCGGTTCGTAAAGCGAACCCTTATGTTATTCCTGTCGTCTTCTGTCAACATGACATTCTCCTGTTAAGCAACCAGCGCAACGCTGGCATATAAAAAGTGGGGAGACGTTCGTTTGGCTGAGGCATCAAGAGCCGCGCCCATCGCGAGGATGCTAACGTAGTAACATCTCCCCAAAATAAAATCGGTCTCGCCTCTATCGCGGAGGTACGTTCTGGCTGACCCAGACTTCCCGGCTCCTTTTATGAGTAGGTAGGAGTACACCCGGCGAGACCAACTGTCTCTATGTTTGGTGGAAGCGGTAGGGTTCGAACCTACAATCCCAGAGGGCACAGATTTACAGTCTGCTGAGCGACCAGTTGCTCAACGCTTCCATGCTGCGCATTGTAACCACTTCCACAGGAATGTCAACCCCTTTCTGTTATTTATTTCACACTCAGTGGTAACTTTATCTCTATCAATGGGTTAGGTACACTATAGGCATGACACCAAGACGACTATTGTTCTGCCAGTTCTATGCGAAAGACCCCAACGTGACTCAGGCGGCGAAGGCGGCAGGGTTTTCTGAGAAGTACGCTACGCAGCGTGCATATCGTTTACTGGATGATCCTGAGATTGTCGCTGAGATCAAACGGCTCAGGGCAAGAGTCAATGAGAGAGTGGAGAAGTCAGCCGCTGATGTTATCAACGAGTTCTCGAAGATTGCATTCACCGACCGGGTGGACTTCCTGAAGGAAGATGAATATTGCCCCGGAGAGTTCGTCTATAAATCACCAGATGAGCTGACAGTCGATCAGCGAGCCATCGTGGAAAAGGTCACATACAACCTGCACGACATCACAATCATTGAGGACGGCAAGCCGCAGAAGATTTGGGTCAAGCACTACACGTATGTGCTGGCAGACAAATCGAAGGCACTGGAGAACATGGGCAGACACTTCGGCATCTTCGATGACAAGCTGAAGTTGGTGGGCAACCAGCAGAATCCATTCAAGAATGCCTCACCAGCCCAGCTGGACAAATTACGAACAGCGGTGATTGGTGTCATGTCAGAACCAACACCAATCGAAGGAAACTACAAAGAGGTGAAGAGTGGCTGAATGTTATTTGATGGTGAAGGATGTAGAGGGGCAGGACGCTCTGGAGTATGGCGCTGACTTTGGGTTACCAGAGGGAGAGCTTTTACCAGAGGACGTGGAAGACCTGACCGAGGCTCAGTACACGGTGTACAAGTTCCTGACGATCCTGCGAAGCACGTTCGAGGATGAAGCCAGAGCGGCACTCAAGGAGCAGGTCAAGGACAAGCCATCTGGAATAGTCGTGCCAAACTAAGTACACTGGTTTATCAGGAGAAAAACTATGCGAACAGGATTTAAGTGGCTCATTGCTGGCTTAGTATTGTTGATACTGGGCATGATATTTGTTCCAGCGCTGATGACAGCGTTCACTGGTGGGCATCCTTGACCGGGTACACAATCAAACTTGACGAGTTATGTCGGCACCAAGCCTTTGGTGCTGAGCAGGTGACATCCTGCGACTTGGTATATCCAAAGGGCGCTGTGCCGAACCCTCAGATTTTATGGGTCAGGGTTGAACTAACCAGTGGCGAGCGCAAATTTATAACCCTGCCACTGCTGGAGTTTTACCGCTTTGTGCAGCTGCCAGAATCAAGCATCGGAGGATGGACTGATGGCGATAGAGGATCAGATTATTCAGGACTTAACGCCCGGTATGAAGTTGACCATACGGGGAGCGACGACAAGGTATCGGACGAGCTACAGCTCAGCCCAGAAGGCGCTGAGGAAACTGTGGAAGCACGAGTTCGTGAGTCGCGAGAAGGTGGACAACCACCTTCAGTATGAAGGCGTTCAGGAACGTCTCGTATGAGCGATGTGACGATAACGATAAAGCTGGAGGTAAGCCCAGCGTTGGAGAAACTTATTGAGGTGCTGGCGACTGCACAGTGCTATCAATACGACGAGGACTTTGATGATGACGGGATTGATGAAGACGACGACGGGGCTTAGTCTCGGCGCGTTGATGTTGGTTGCGTGGTTTATGTTTACCACGTCAGCAGCGTACGCAACAGACTGGGAAGAGTGTGACCACCCACGATTCTTGGAGCATGGTTGCGGCTATGAAGGCGAGGATGGCGCTGATGGTGCTGATGGTGCTGATGGGCAGGACGGACGCGACGGCATTGACGGTATTGATGGCATTGATGGTAAAGACGGACGCGACGGCATTGACGGCAAGGATGGTGTGGTTCCAACAGAGTGGATCACTAACACCAACAACACATTCAACATCCACAATAAATGGATTCAGTCAGCACGTGATGCGTTAGCAGCACAGACAGCCATGCAGGTATTTTTGCCGCAGGACCAGACTCAGCGCATTACCTTTAGTGGGGCAAAAATCAACAACACGACAGGTGTTGGTGTTGGCTATGCGTACATGTTCGATAACGAACGCAACTCTGCACTGACACTATCAGTCGGTAGAGCTGGTGACGAGACAGCAGTACGAGGTAGCTTTGGGTTTGAGTTTGGTGGGAGTCGGCGCATAGAGATGCCGACCATCGCCCCTGAACCCGAACCCATCCAACCAGCACCAGTGCCTACTGGGATGATCCAGATAGATGAGGCTGAGTACAGTGACCTAATGGCACAAGCAGTGCAGAAAGAAGAGTTTGAGGAAGCTGTCGAGCTTGGTGAGTATCGTCACTCCCAACAGCAGAGCTTAATTGAAGAGCTGAAGCTGGAGATAGCAAAGCACGAGACTGACGATGAAGACATTGATCGACTAAAGCAGGAAGCGGCAGCTCTTCGGGCCGCGCAGGAAGCTGAAGAGAAAAAGCAATCCGATATCCGCGCACAATTTAAGCGCCGTCTCGATGCTCGTTATAACAAAGGGGAAGACAAGGAACCTGATGAATGAGCAACGAAGATCAAGCAGTAGACAGGCTGGCTGAGATCATCAAGATGATGATCAAGGGTTGGCCTATTTATGGTGTGGTTGTTGGGCTGATGTTTGGCTACAGCGAGCTATGGTTGGATGCGAAGATATCCAAAGCCATCAAGACACAGACACTGGAGCAACCAGCCATCGTGCAGATGACTGGCGCAATCCAAACGAACACGAACGCAATCACTGGAGCGAGGACTGAGATCGGACGTGTCAGTGAGCAGGTTGAACTTGTCGAAGAGGACACCAAAGAGATACTCAGGATCATGGCAGGACAATGATCAGATAGTGTGAATTAGTTCACACTATGTGGTAAAGTACAAAGTACATTAACTCGCTGAAGGCACTGTGGAGTGTCAACGCCTTTCAAAGCGGAGAGACCGGGTTCGACTCCCGGCAGCGGGTCCAAATCCGTGTACACCGAAGTGGAGCGCCTTAGACATTCAGCTCCGAGAAAAAAATAGAATGTCCGTAAGGGGGTGATGATGCCCTCAAGTCGATGAGGGGTGGTAGTGCACCCCTTATCGGCGGTACTTACAACTGAGGATACAGAGATGAACTGAATGTAGAGCGCCGCCCGTCCCAGATTAAAGAAAAACGCTAAAAACTTTAATCTATCAAGGGACATTAAAATGAGCATTGAACTCAAGATCAAAATCAAGAACCTCGCTGATGAGGCGAGGACCATCCGAAAGGAAGAAAGCAAGCTCCATGGCATGGCGAAATGGAATCTTCAGCACCACCGGAAAACGGTCGTGCGTGCTGCTGCAAGACGGTCGCAACTGGCGTACCAGATTTGCAGGGGAAGAGACTGGCAGTCGTGTTGTAGTCACGACAGATTCACGCGGATGTCGGACTTCAGTGAGGTCTGTAGGATGGTCAAGAGATATGGCACGGCAGAGGCCATAACTTCTCTGCCAACTATTGAGGCAGCGTTCAAGCTGTCTCTGTCTGGAGATGACCATGCAAAAAACGCATGTAGTAATGCTGCTTGATGAAAGCGGTTCCATGGGGTGTCATCGCAAATCTGTGATTGACTCCTTCAACGACTATGTTTCAAACCTGAAGAAAGAGACGAAGCGATGCTTTATCTCGCTCTACAAATTTGATGCACGTCCGGGTATTCCATATCTTCGCAAGGTATTCAAAAACCGTAAGGTGAAAGAGTGCTACGCGCTGACGATGGATCAGTACCAGCCTTGTGGTGGTACTCCGCTTTACGACGCAATGGGTATGCTGATCAAGAAGACAAAAGAGCGTCTTCCGAAAGAAGCTAAGGTCCTGTTCGTTGTTCACACTGATGGCTACGAGAACGCTTCGAGTCAATACAATCAGGAACGCATCAAGAACATGGTCAAAAGGCTGGAGAAGAAGAGAGGCTGGACGTTTGTATACCTCGGTGAAGGTGAACAAGCGTGGAACGCTGGCTATGACTTTGGCATTGGCAACGTGGCGAACTTCTCAAGTAATTTGAGAGGCGCGGCTATGATGAATCTTGCACAGGCAACATCGACGTACGCTTGCAATACGTCCGTTGGTGGGGCAGCAGGAGCAACACAGTCGTTCTACCACGATGCTGGACTGGACCCTGACAGTGTAGACCCAGAAGAAACTCTGAAGTCTGCATCCTCGGTGGTCCTAAACAGCGACACCACAGAGGCTGATCACAGCTAATGTGTTACGCAACGGGTAGCATTCCGTGTAGTGACGCATGTGACGAAGCGGAGTGCTGTCTGTTGTCAACAGGGGAAGAGGATGAAAGTAATACTGCTGTTCTGGGTGATGGTGAACAACGGCGTAACCGATCCACAGAGGATCGAGGGCTTCAAGACGATGGAGGATTGTCAGGCAGCAGCAGAGAGCCTGACTGAAGCAAACCCGAAGGCGAAACAGACCTACAAGTATGCGCTTGTGGCTCAGTGCTTGGAGGTGCCGAAATGAGACTAAGTGATGACAGAATACTGGTGCCGCTGATGTTTGCTGGCATGATTTCATTCTTGGTGTTGATGGTGTGGTTCATGGCACACAACGAAGCAGCCAGCTACAACAAGTTCTGCGATACACCAGTGACCACATGGGATGCAGTGTTCCTCGATCTGAGGATTGATGAGTGCCAGTGCAGCTCATGAAAAAGTTCTTCGACAGCCTATGGTTTCCAACCCTGATTGCCGTGGGAGTGGTGTTGTATTTTGCGTACTGCGTCAAGGAAGCACTTGCTGATGACGTGATACTGGACTGGACCAACCCAACAGGGCAGGAACAATGCACTGATGCTGGACCGCTGACCACTCTGGCTGGCACCCGAATATGGCAGTTAGTGGCTGAAATTGACGATCCAGCGACCACGACAGTGACCTTAAATGGAAAACTCCCCGGTGATTACCAGTACGTGGCAACGTCGTACACGACAGACGGCGAAGAGTCGCGAGTTTCAGGCAAGGCAGAGAAAACGGTCACCACGTTCACCGCAGCAATGGGTGCGATGGTGTACCAGCCTGTATCGATTGCGAATGGATTTTGGTTGCTGCCAGTAGGCACGGTCAGTGCTGATGTTGAGTGCATCGTCAACCAGAATGTAAATGGAAAATATGCAGTTCCGACAACCAGTGTGAGCTGGTCATCGGGAGTAATACCCAAGCCACTGGTAGTCGCTGACTGCGCATGAGCTGGTGGCTAAAACTTGTTCGGTGGCTATTGAGGCTGCTGGGACTTATCAACGACAGGCCGATGCCTGTCAGTAACATGACACTGGAGATTGAGATGGGAAGAGCGACACTGAACTGGACACTACCAACGACTCGCGAAGACGGCGTAGCATTGGACGTGAGCGAGATCATGGGAACTGAGATCAGCATGAGTGCTGATGGTGGGGCGAACTATAGCCCTGTTGTCGTAGTTGCCTCAGATGTCCCTCAGACGTTCGTGGTGGACAACCTAACCGCAGGCACCTATGCGTTCAAGGCTACAGTTGTGGACACAGCAGACAGGCGCTCAGTCGATGCTGTGGTAACTGGCACCCTGCTGGCAGCACCAGCAGGCATTGATGACCTGAGTGTGACGATTGACTAATGGATGAGCTACACCTCACAAAAAAAGATTTCAAACTGGAGTGGTACTCCGGGGAGGGAAGCGGTGGACAACACAGAAATAAACACGAAAACTGCTGCCGAATCACGCATCGTGACACTGGTATCACAGCTATTGGAACAGCCAGCAAAAGCCGTGTCACAAATCAGAGAACTGCGTTCAATCATCTGGCTGCTCGATTACTCTCCCACTACGAGAGACCTAATGCGCGTCGTAAGGATGCAGGAAGAGTGCGAACGTACCACGCAGAGCGCAACGAAGTGCTTGATCACGCTTCGGGGAGGACTATGCGGTACACGGAAGTCGTCGGCAAGGGCAACATCGGACCAATGATTGAGGCAAGGAGAGAGGCGCATGAAGAACCCTGACAAGATGAGCGAGCGAGAGCTACGCAATGAGGTGAAAGCCTCACGTCCTTTGGTTAGGGAACAGGCCGAAGCACTCAAGGAGATGTCACAGTTCGTTAGGATGCGTGGTATATCAGCAGAGACGATTGCAGTAATTGATAGAGCTACCAAAGTGGAGAAAGATGATGGATTTTTCAGACGCACTATTTGAGATCAAAGAAGGCAACAGGATGACCAGAGAGGGATGGAATGGTGCAGACCAGTTCATCTTTCTTGTGCCGGGCAGTACGTTCACGGTGGACAGACCACCACTGCTTGGCATCTACCCAGAGGGCACTGTGATCAATTACCTGCCACACATAGATATCCGTAACGCTCAAGGGACCATTGTGCCGTGGCTGGCATCTCAGGGTGACCTGATGGCAGAAGACTGGACGTATGCTAAGTAGACGCAAATTTATGCAGGGACTGGTGGCAGGTGTTGCCACGGTCGCCATGGCATCAAAGCTGGCACCGAAGTTCCCAGAGTTCGGTCGTAAAAGCGTGAAGCTGGCGTACACAATCACCGAGGAAGAGATCGATGAGGGTCTGTACGGTGATATCAGCGACCGCTATGCGAAGGCATTAGCTAAGTCCATGATGGAGACACGAGAAGTAGTTGGAATGAGGGTGATGGAATAACATGGTGAACGGTAACCACGGATACGAAGAGATGCGGATCAAGGACGCGATGAAGCACGCCATGATCGAGACAGCCAAGGAGATGCACATCAAGATCACTGGCGCACCGTACACAAAGCCCTTCATCTGGAGGGAGAGTGATCAGGAGTTGCTGGACAGGATGTACCGGGAATTTATGGAATGAACAGACGAGACTTACTGAAGGGACTGATGGCAGGTGGTGTGATGACCGCAGCTGGACTGTGGATACCGGGACAGAAGATGATCTCGATACCCAGTGGCAAGCAGTTCTATGGTCCATCAATCTTCGAGATCATGGGCAACAACATCAGGTACATTGGTCCTGAGTATGAGACGGTCACAATCAAGAAGTTCTACAGTTGGTTGGCAAGACACGCAAGTAAAGCCCTAGCCCCTATGCAAGCAGACACACCTAACATGGTGTCACTGGCATCAGGATACCGTATAGAGAACCCAGAGCACCTCACTGAGGGAACACTGGCACAGGATAGGACCAAAAGCCCCTTAGAGCAGCAATGCTCACAGAGCACTCAGCAGCGTGAGTACTGGAGCTGCGTGAACTCACTGGGAGATGATGTGATCGTTGCTGACAAGGTGTACGAGCCTGACTACTACTCGACAGCCTACACACCAAGAGAGCGCATACGAGAAGATGAGGACGGTCTCAAGGGATGGAGATAATGGTTGGTGTAAGGTTGGTACTGAAGACGATATGGAGTTGCATTGTCCCGTCTAAGCGTTACAGTGGCGTTGCAGGGGTGCATAGTATGACGAGGCACCGCATGAGCAACAAAGATGGAATCGATGAGCTGACGGGCACTGTGGATGTGTACCGACTGTGCCCGAACGAGGGTGACAGCATCATGGTCGTCAACTGTGGCACTCACTTCGAGCTGCGCCACCACTCGTGGAATACAACTGAACCATTCGGATTGACCGCGCAAGAGGTCGATGATCTACGACAGGGGCTAATCACATGGAACTAACACTATGAGCGAGACACCCTTCATGGCGCAGAGGCGCAAACTCCAAGAGCTGCGTGCTAAGCAATCAGCTGGTACGGCTACCACCAAAAAGAAGACCAAGAAGAAGTCAAAGAAGAAGACTGGCTGATTAGCAGCTGATGGTATAAGATTCACAACGATGGCGATCAAGCGCGGTCAGTAATCAGTAACGAATAGCGCACGGTGCTGAGCCATCAACACCTAGTCCCTGCCACAGGTGGCGACTCAAACAAACAGGGGCAGCTTAACCGCTGCCCTATGTGTATTGGGAACAGTCATTGGCATATTCTGGACAACGCAAGATCGCATTCGACCACGGCTTCAACGATGCCTTGTTTGGTCGTCCTCGCGACAACCCTTACGACGCATCAGTGGTCCGTGGCTCGTGGACAGCCTATGAGGAAGGGTACGAAGAAGGTCTCATATCAGACACGCCACCACGCGGCCCACAGGGTGAGCAGGGAGAAGATGGTGCTGATGGTGCGGCTGGTCCAGCAGGAGTTAGTGGTCAGGACGGCGCTGATGGCAATACTCACTACGTTGGCAACGGCGCACCGGGCGCTGGTCTGGGTAGCGATGGAGATGTCTACACTGACGCAGACAACGGTGACATCTATCTCAAGGTCACTGGGTCATGGGTCTTGCAAGGGAGTCCGGGCAGCTTGGCACTAACAACTCGATCAGACACCATTGACCCCTCTGTATTTCCAGAGGTGACCTACCGTGGTGACGCACTCCCCGGTGTACTCACATCAGCAGCATCATGGCGCATCTCACGACTGACCATGCAGTCAGACGGTGACATCGCTATCGTGTTTGCTGATGGCAACGATAACTTCGATAACATCTGGGACAACAGGCTAAGCCTGTCGTACTCATAGGAGCAGCAGATGAGCAACATGAGCAGACAGCGGCGCGACTGGGCTAAACCAGAGCGAGCAAAGACAAAGCCGAAGAAGATAACCACACCGGGCAAGCCGGGTGATTCAGGTCCGGGTGGAGCACATCCCGGTCGCAATAGACCGAAGGCACGCAAGCCAATGTCGGATGACCTGAATAGGTGATCACGGTCGTCGCACGATGGGAGACCACGCAGATGCCACCTGAAGTGGAGTGGCAGCTGTGGCGACAACTGAAGGGATCATTCAAGGTTGACAACTTCATCTTCACGCCTGTGGTTGAGTCGATGGATAACTACGCCTTCATGCAGTGCGACAACATGATGACGGCACTGCTTAGTGCTGGTCCGGGTACACGAGTCTTCCTTGAGCCAACAGGTTACAACCCGGTGTCTGCCATACCACAGGATGAGGACATCGTGATCGTGGTGGGCAACACTGCTATGAACAACATGGAACACGCACGAGTCAATGAGACCTACAGCATCAGCACTGAGGCTGGACCAACCAAGGCTCACCTCTATGGATGCAATGCAGCAGCCATCGCGTTAGCAGTCAGGTGGGGTCAGTAGATGGCACTCGCTGATAACAGAACCCAACTCCAAGATTGTGAAGCTGTTGCTGATGTAGCATCGGACAGTAACGCTGACCCGCAGTCGAACACAGCAGAGTCTGGTGTTGTCATCGAAGGCACCAATGCGTTGCAGTTTCAGGTTACCAACGCACAGGAGTATCTGGCATACGATCAGGACGCTGCTGGTTCGACGTTCAACCTTGATCTGTCCGACTCCACCATCTACCTGATGATCAAGGACAACCTGCACGATAATTTTGCAGGACTCGGCGCTCAGGTTGTTCTCGCTGACACAGCAGATGGCACCAGCACCCATGTCATCGGGTATGCAGTGGCTGGCTATGATGTTATTGGTTTACCGTACGAGAAGAAGTACTCAACCATGAAGCTGGATGTGTCAGTTATCGTGGCAGCACCCGGCACCGATAACGTGGACTTCTACACTCACGCAGGTACTGAAGCCACGCTTGATCAGACCATCATCAAGCAGGTGGGTTACGGCTCAATCCATCTGATTAAGGGACAGGGTACGATCCCGAACACCTTCTTCGATGGCATCTACTACCTTGCCAACAGCACCAGCGCGACCACAGGTTACTGTGCAACCATCTCTGGAGGCACATCAGGTACGCCAGAGACTATGACTGACTTGGTGGGTGATGACATCACGGTCGGTGCTGGTATGTTCTCGAACCCCATTGGCTCAACGTACTATATCTTCGTGCCTACAGAGTGGGGAGACGCAGGCACTGCAACTACAGCATTCGCTGGCACTGATGAGACATGGCTGTATGTGGGTGACAATGGTGGTGGACACGCAGTGGGTGCCAATCACTTCCCGATGCGAGTGGTAGGTAACGCCACTGGCACCAACATCTTCAGGCAGACACGTGTTACCAACCAGAGCATTGGTACACGCTGTCAGTTCTACTTCGACAACGCAGACTTTGATGAGATCACTCTTGATGGCAGCTCATTCGTGGACTTCGGTGCAATCACATGGCCGGGTGTTGACGCATCCAAGAACGCTGATTCGATCACGTTCAACAACTGTGACCAGATGATATGGAACGGCATGAACATGTCGGACCTGACGTACAACGGTACGACCGATGCCAACGGTGCGGTGCTACTGGATACCAGTGGCGACAGTAACAATGTGGCTGGCGCTGTGTTCAACAGTGACGGCACAGGTCACGCCATCGAGATCAGCGTGACAGGCACCTATGACTTTGACAACTTCACATACAGCGGCTATGGCGCTGATGCCACGACAGACGCAGAGGTGTACATCTCAGTTAATGCGGCTGTAACGATCAATATCCAGAACGGTGGTGCTACGCCCACCATCAGGGACTCAGGCACAGCACCGACCATCAACAACGCTGTCACGATCACCATCGATGGTCTTGCGGAAGGCACAGCAGCGACCATGATTGCCAACGAAACACTAGGCACAGTAACTATCGGTGATGTGTTGCTCGAAGGACTGGCTGACTCGACTGGCAAAGTGACCGACACCACATTCAACTACGAAGCAGCCTTTGGTGCTGGAATCGACGTTCTTGTCAGGGCGCGTAACCAAGGACTGTGTAACGCTGCCATCGCTGATGATGGTGGAGCGTTCACCGATGAGACAACCGTATCCAATAGCAATGCCGTGGATGACATGACACTGACTCCAGCCACAGCAGTGAACGGTGATGCGTACCTGTACGGTCACTCGGAAGAGTTCACGCGACTGAAGCAGTATGTCAGTGATGTAGGCTCAGGCTTCACCATCACGTGGCAGTATTGGAACGGTGCATGGACAGCACTGACTGGCGTGACGGATGGCACATCGTCGTTCAGTGTGTCAGGATCAAACATCGTGTCGTGGACCGCACCGGGTGACTGGGCTACCACGACCATCAATTCACAGGGTCCGTTCTTCTTTGTACGGGCGCTGGTGGGTTCGGTATCGTCTCCGAACCAAGCCTTGGGCAGAAGTGCCACGCTAGATGTGACGCGCTATCTCCCCATACCACCAACGGGCGAACTTGTTCGCACCATTACATCATCAGGTCTTACCGCTACTCTTTCTCAAGCCGTGGACTCCATCGCAAAGTTCGATCCACTAAATGATTAGGAGTAACACGCAATGACTACACTCAGCATTCTCGGAGGTGACTTTGAAATCCTCTTTGATGACGAGACGGTAGGTGCTGACGCAAATGCTGGCATGAGAATGATACGTCGTGCATCAGGCGCAGGCACAACCGTCTATACGACGCTCCAGCTTTACTCAGCCGTTGCTGATGAGGCTGATGCGTTTCAGGCCATGGGATTCACAAACCCCATGCTGCCGACCACACCGAACGCATTCACGATGGAGAACAAGTACTTCATCCCACGTTCGTCAACCGAGTTCCTGAAAGAAGGAACGATCACAGCCGACTGGACCAACGTCATCTTGCCAGACACCAACGGCAACGGCGTGATTCGCAAACCGTACACCATCGTCACGGACTTCGTGGCTGGTGACATCGGCAAGCAGGTAGTGGCATCAGTGTCAGGCGACACTGGTACGCTACTCGACTTCGAGGTCGAACCTGACGGCACCAACGTGTGCTGGATCAGGCCCGATGACTCGACACCGGGAACGGGTGATTCATTCGATGACACGACTGGCACGATCAGTTGCACAGGTGATACACCAGCTGGTACAGGCTCGAACACACCAGACGCTGGTGAGACTGACGGCATCACCAAGTACACAGCCATTCAGGCGATTGGTAGCGTTCCAACAGCTACCGAGGTGTACGTGGTGCAGAACCGCATCAAGCTGGCAGACTCAGCGACCAATGTGTTCCAGTGGTGGGCAACCGATCCAACCCTCGCACTGGGCATCATCTCCATTCTGGTCCGTACCAGAACACAGGGTGTTGACATCGCTGACGAGGACTTGGAGGTCTTCGCTCGCAGGTATACATCCCTGTACGACAACTTCCGACTGAACGTCGCAGCAGGTGGCTTTTCAGCTCTGCCGCTGGCATCCAGTCCTGACATCAACAACACCACTGGCTACTGGGCTGGTGTGTGGCAGTCAGGTACGGGTACAGCGATGCTTGTCGGTGATGTACTGGACAACACGACTGGCAGTAAGGAGGGTGGCGCGTACGTTGTCACCGCAGTCAATGACTCAGGTGCAACTGGTACGTTCGAGTACTACGAGGTAGGAGACCTCACACCATTTGCCACGACTGACACCTTCACCAGTGCCAACCGTAACGGCACGATCAACGGCGCACCGACAGCGAATGTAGGTGGACCGACTGAGACGGGTGCAGGCAACGGTGGCACAGTGACTATTACCATCGGTCATGTGCTGTCCGACCATGATGGATCAGGCACAACCGAGCCGTACTCGGTGACGATTGATGCACAGGGTCCGGGTGCCAACGGTGTCGCAGTAGCCGATGTCTACGAGCGCATCAAGTATGTGACGCGACGTGGACAGGACAACACGTTCTGGGACACGGTGGCTTGCTCTGTTGATGGTGAGCAGTATCACGGCATCGAGGCGCAGGTCTGGACCGTCACTGAGTCAGGCACATTCACTCAGGGTGATGACATCACCGGGCAGGGTGGCTACACAGCACGAGTGCTTGGTGTGAATGCAACAGCAGCAGGTGAAGGCACGTTGCAGAACTACATCATGGTCACCGATCAGCAAACGTCACTTGATGGCATCGCTGACAATGACCTGCTGACTGATACGACTGGTGGTGACACGGTTAATGCAGACACTGGTGGCGCTGGTGGGGCAATTCAGAACTTCCCATCGAGTAACAAAGGCTCACCATTCGGCACGTTCACAGGTACTCAGTTGTTCGGAAGTCGCGGCATCCTGTACACAGGACAGCACGACAACGACACGCAGGCATACACGCTGATCGATGACAACGGTACGCAACGGGTTAGCCCGAATACCGTGTCATTCATCGTCTCGAATACAGCGGCCCTCGACAGGGTGCTGGTGGCTCGCGACACAGGTGTTGATGGCATCATCGATAAGGATCAGTTCGGTGGCATGGCAGCGACGGGAATATCTGCAACGACTCTGCTGATCACTGGCACGGTCGATACCGAAGTGCCAACCGCTGGTTACGTTCGAGTGGTCGCAGTTGATGAGCAGGAAGAGCATCGCTACGAGTACGACAGCAGGGTGACAGGCGCAGGTGGTTCATTCGTCTTGCATCCGGTCACTCCAAGCTCAACCACGACAGGTACGACAGATACGTTGCTCGAAGACTCGACTGCTGACTTTGTAACTGACGGTGTGAATCCGGGCATGTTGATTCACTTCGCGTCTGTTGGCAGCTCAACCTTTGAAGTGGTGAGCAGGACTGACCTCAACACGCTGGTGATCAGGCTGGTATACGGTGCTGGAGGTCTCGCTGATTCTGGCGAGGCGTACACCATCAACGAGACGATTCAGGCATACGACACGAGCGACACTGTGTACGACTTGATTCTCGATGTAGAAGCAACAGGTGCGACGACCAGTAACACGTTCGTACAATCAACAGTGTTCGACACTGTAGTGAACGTCAGGCAGGGCAAGGTGATCCTGCCATTCACGCAGAACGCAGAAGTAACAGCCAGTGGTGGTGCAGTGACCGTTGTAAGGCAGCTAGACACAATCGCCACGTAATCAGGAGACAGGGGTATGAGTAAAGGCGTAGATAGTATCCGCATCAAGGGGCAGAGGATTGATGAGCTGCCCCTTGGTCTGGGTAATGAGGCGAAGGCACAGTTGCCAGAGGCCATTAAGGCTGAACGGTTACATGCAATCGAGACAGTCAATGCGGAGTACCCGACACACCGCATTGACTACTTGGTCTCTCGCATCCATGAGTGCGAAGACAACAAGAAGCGAATGCAGACGACCATGAGTCAGCTCAACACAATGACCAGTGAGTACGACGGTCAGATCAGGATGTGCCAGCACCGTGATGATGAGATTTACAAGCTGGAAAAAGGACAAGGCTCTAACGGTATAACGGCACAGGTTCGTGACGATGGCATCAGAGAGCTGAAGAAGAAGTTCCCACCATACGACGTGAAGGCCATGAGGAAGCAGATCATCCAGAACAATGAGGGCATCGAGCGTTGCAAGGCAGTCATCGTTGCAGAGGACGCGAGCATCAAGGAGTTCAGTGAGTGCTTAGCACTGTGCAGGCAGCGTGACAAAGAGCTGGCAAAACTGGGAGCAGTAGCAGAAGGATCATGACCACACGAACGGACGTAACGTATGATCTAAGACGATCCCCAAGGGTCGCAGAGGTCGCCTCACCATCAGTAGAATTGCTGGTGCAGGATTACGTCGATACCACACGTCCGTTCGAGTCATCCTTTCAGGCTATGTCGCACCCATTCCTGATTAGCGCAGGCGGCAAGGATGACCTTGGTGGTGGCAAGCTGGTTGACATCACCCTGTCAGAGCAAGACCTGAAGCTGGCATTCGAGGCACGTACCACACCTGCTGAGACTGGTACGGTAACCACCGCATCAGGCGCACCAACACTACAGGGAGAGATCACCTTCGTTGATACGGCAGCTGACTTCGTTACTGCTGGTGTTGATCGTGGCTCACTGGTGATCAACTTCACAGACCGAAGCATCGCTGATGTCATAGCAGTTGATGACCTGAACACACTGACCACGAAGACGCTGGTGAACGGCATCGACAACTCTTTCCAGTTCGGTGACTTCTATCACGTCTTCAATGTCGAGCAGATGACGGTACAGGGTGGCAACGTGGTAGGGCTGGACACGCTCTTGGTTCCCACCAATGCAATCTCACCGACTGCCTTCACGCAGGTGGTGGTGACGCTATCGTCATCAGGAACGATTGCAGGCTTACCTGATCTCGAAGCTGACATCGCAGCGATCCTTGCACAGACCACAGCAGATGCTCAGGCAGCAGCCGTCTGGGATGCCCTGATCTCAGCTCACACAGTTACCAGTTCATTCGGAGAGTTCGTCGTGCGTCGTCTGTTGACGGTCGCGAAGTTCTTCAGTTTGCGAACATGATTGAAATTCTCCCACAAGATATAGACCAGCACTCAGCCTCACGACTGTGGACGTGGGCACAGGCTGAAGAGATGAAGCGAGACCTGAAGAGGTTCGTCGCTGAAGCATGGCACGTGGTTGAACCGGGCAAGGAATTCAAGAGCGGCTGGCACATCGATGCCATCTGTGAGCACCTCACGTATGTATCACTGGGTGATATCGATGACCTCGTGATCAACATCCCACCACGACACTCGAAGTCCACGGTCGTGGCTGTCATGTGGCCTGCTTGGGAATGGACATGGAACCCATCAACACAGTGGCTGTTTGCAACGTACGCATCGTCCCTGACGATTCGAGACAGCGTGAAGTGTCGCCGCTTAATACAGTCGCCTTGGTATCAGGAGCGTTTCGGGGATTGCTATCAGTTGTCGAGCGACCTCAACCAGAAGGGCAGGTTCGATAACGATTACTACGGCTACCGACTGGCGACATCAGTAGGTGGTACTGCAACGGGTGAGGGTGGTGATCGCATCGTAGTGGATGACGCTCACAACATGAAAGAGATCAACTCCGACACGATCCGCGCAGGCGTAATCGACTGGTGGCGAGACACCATGTCAACACGTGGCAACGACATGAAGAAGCTCGGTCGCGTGATCATCGCACAGCGGGGTCATCACCAAGACCTTCCGGGGCATGTACTCTCAACTGGTGGGTGGGTGCACCTCAACCTTCCCGGTTACTTCATGCCGAAGACTCGCTGCATCACCAAGGCGAAGAAGGAGAGCAAGAGAGTCATCCCTGCTGATCCTGAAATCTGGACCTTTGGTGATCACATAGCGCCGCTACGCAAAGAGCAGTTGATCTTCACTGATCCACGTAAGGTGGAGAACGACCTACTGCAAGAGGATCGCTTCGGTCCTGAAGAGATGGCGAAGCTCTCCATGGAGCTGACCGAGCGAGGCTTCGAGTCACAGATTCAGCAGAACCCGTCAGCCAAGGGCGGCAACATCATGAAAGAGCATCACTGGCGCGAGTGGGTAGAGCCAGAGTTGCCAGAGCTGTCCATGATCATCCAGTCATACGACACCGCATTTGAAGAGGATGAAGAGCATGACTACAGTGCCCGGACCACGTGGGGCGTGTTCGAGTACGAAGAGCGGCTCAATCCGAAGTTGCCGTGGACAGCACAATACAAAGGACAGACACGACTGTGCCTGATCATGCTGGAGCGACTGAACAAACGCATGGAGTTCCCTGAGTTGCGTGACAATGCAATGCAGGCTGCTGAGCTATGGAAACCCGATAAGGTGCTGATCGAGAAGAAGGCATCCGGTCACTCTTTGGCGCAGGAAATGCGGCGTGCGAACCTCCCCGTAGCGCGAATCAAAGTCACTGACTCGAAGTTCGTGCGAGCGCACGCTGCGTCTCTTGTGTTAGAGCGTGGTTGCGTCTTCTACGTGAAGCGCAACTGGGCAAGCGAAGTGATTTCCCAGTGTGGTAACTTCCCGGCAGATGATCATGACGACTTGGTAGACACCTGCACCATGGCAATGCTGTGGTTGAGGAAGAAGTGGAGTGCTGACTTCTTGGACGATGATGATGACAACGACAACCTGATGAATCATGTGAACAAGCCTGTTCGCATGTACGGAGGTCAAAGAGGATAACCATGGCAACACGACCAGACGATATTGATTACGGGCGTAGTCCTGAGATGCCAGAGATGCCTGATGAGGGATTCTCTGGTGAGGTTGGCGGCGCACAGATAACACGTCGCGGCAACAGCGCCACGGTAGACTTCAATCCCGGTATGAGCCGTATGTCGCAAGACGACAGTGATGAGCACGCAGCTAACATCATGTACGACTTGTCCCGCACCGAGCTTCAGAAGCTGGCTAACGATGTGATCGAGTGGGTGGAGACCGACATCGAGTCTCGTAAGGACTGGGAGCAACGCATGGATCAAGCCATGGAGCTGTTGGGTCTGAACAACATCCCCGGTGAAGAGCTGCCATTCGATGGTGCCAGTGCAGTGACGTATCCGCTCATTGGTGAAGCTGTGGTGCAATTTCAGGCGCGTGCCATCGAAGAGATATTCCCATCAGAAGGACCAGTGAAGACCAAGGTCGTGGGTGAGATGACTCGCGAAACAGAGGATCAAGCCGACCGCATCAAGAACCACATGAACTACCAGATTCTTGATCAGGATCGCAGCTACTTCTGGCAGGTCGATTCGATGTTGTTCTATCTGCCACTGGGTGGATCAGCGTTCAAGAAAACGTACTGGGACAGCCTCAGCAACATGGTGGTGAGTCGCTACATCCCATCGTCTGATTTCATCGTGCCGTACATCGCCACCGACCTTGCGAGTTCACCACGCTACACGCATCGGATGTTCAAGAACTCGACAGAGATGAAGAAGCTGTTCGAGTCAGGGTTCTGGGAGGCGCTGGAGCTACCTGACCTGACACCGTATGCAACAGACACTGGTGATGACCGCATCCGAGAGCATGAGGACATTGCTGACTCACGGTCTCCTGACACGCACACCGATGACAACGTGTACACCGTGCTTGAGTGTCACTGCGACTTGATGGTAGATACTGACCAAGAGCGCTACGGCAAGCAGTCACCACTGCCGTACATCGTCACCATCGAGCGTGAGACACGTGAGGTGTTATCCATCCGTCGCAACTGGAGGGAAGATGACGAGCTGATGCAAAAGCGCATCTGGTTCACGCACTACAAATATCTTCCGGGTCTGGGCTTCTACGGCTTTGGTTTGCTGCACCTCATCGGCAGCGTGGCTGAGGCTACGTCAGCGACCATCAGGGCGCTTCTCGACTCTGCTGCGTTCGCCAACATGCAGGGTGGCTACGTCTCCAATGACGCTAAGCTGAAGCCCGGTGACGAGCACATCACGCCGGGACTGTACAAAGAAGTGAACATGTCGGCTGAAGAGTTGGCACGCGCCTTCTACACGCCACCATTCAAAGACCCATCGCCAGCACTGGCTAAACTGTTCGAGGTTCTGCTTGAGGCAGGCAAATCGTTCAGCAGCTCAACAGAAGTGCTGACAGGTGAGGCATCGAACACTGGTCCGGTGGGTACAACCATCGCACTCATAGAGCAGGGCAGTAAGCCCTTGTCTGCCATCCATCGCCGTCTACATATGGCGGCGGCAGAAGAGTTCAAACTACGTGCTGAGCTAAACTATGAATTCCTACCGGACCAGTACCCTTACAAGGTTGAAGACCCTGAGTCTGTAGTGCTCCGTAATGACTACGACGGCAGGGTCGATGTTATTCCCATCAGTGATCCGAACATCTTCTCAAGCACTCAGAGGATCGCTCAGGGACAAGCTCTCATCGAGAGGGCAACACAAGCGCCTGACCTGTACAACCGCATGGAGGTCGAAGAGCGCTTCCTGAAGGCTATTCGCATCCCTGATCCAGACGGTGTGTTGCAGAAGAACCAGCCACAGCGCAAAGACCCTGTGATGGAGAACATGGACATGCTGCAAGGGCAGAGTGCCCAACCGTTCATCGACCAAGACCATGACGCACACATCAAGGTGCACATGAACTTTGTCAATGGTCTGCAACCAGAGGCACTGGAGCAGCTGGGTCCGATCATGCAGGCGCACATGGCACAGCATTACTCATTCAAGTACTTCGTGGAAATGCAACGGATGCTGGGTAACCAGTTGCCGCAACCCGGACAGTTTGGTCCAGAGCAGCCAATGCCACCAGAGCTGGAGCAGCAGATCGCACAGGCAGCGGCTCAGGTTCCGCAGATACAGATCATGGACCCTGACGACAGCATGGACCCTGACGATGAAGTGCATGAACGCGAGCAGGCGAGACTGGACGATGCCCACGACAGATTGATGGCACGGCAGGATGAAGCCACCCTCGCAGATATAGAGCGTCAAGAGGCTGCTGCGATGAGCAAAGAGCAGCGCGATGACTTCATGGCGAACAGGAAGGAGGCTCGTGAAGCAAGAGCTAACGAAGCAAAGATCGCAAGAGAAGATAAGCTGGCAGCGGCAAAAGCTGCGACACAGAAAAAGGCACGACCGAGTGGCACAACCAAAACCTAAAGAAGTGCGTGCAGCACGCGAGTTCCTCCGTAAGAGAGGCGTTCGTGGTGTATCCCCTCGACAATTCGCCCGTTCCGCACAGGAGACTGGCGCGTCATATCAAACACTGCTCGATAAACTGGCAGGCGTAGCAAGGAGAAAGTTAGATGCAACAAGTTAGACATTTCATAAAGAACCTCGAAACGATCATCAAGCAGTCAGTGGTCGAACAGTCCGTCACGATAGCGAAGGGTTCGCTACCAAATATGGAGGCGTACAACCGAGCGTGCGGTCGCATTCAGGGCATGGAGCAGACCGTCAAGATATCCAAGGACTTACTCAACAAGATGATTGAGGCAGCAGACGATAGTGACCTTCCAGAGATGACGGGTGACGACAATGGGTGAGGTTTCTTTTGTAGCTCCAAAGGTCGAGGCAGAGCTGCCGCTCACACCGATTGGATGGCGCTTGATTGTCAGACCGTACGAGCCACCAAAGGAATCAGCTGGTGGGATTGTCTACGCTGAGACTGCACGCGAGTCAGAAGAGTACCTGACGTACGTCGGACAGATCGTAGCGATGGGTAATCTTTGCTACAAGGCTGTCACTCGTTCGGGTATCAATCTGGCAGACGTTGATCCAAAGCCGAAGGTTGGTGACTGGATAGTGTTTGGCACTTACGGTGGGCAGAAGGTCCACATGAAAAACGGCGTGAAGTACTTATCGATGAATGACGATGGCGTTATGGCTATCGTTAAAGACCCGACTCAGTTCCGCGCACACATTTAGCAGGGGTGAATAATGGGCACTGAAAATGAAATAGTTTTTGAAGACTTACACGGTATGCAGGAGAAAGAACCTGTTACTGTGGACTTGGACGCTGACACGAAAGACGACGGCATTCAACTATCTCCCGATGCACAATCGGCAGACGTTAGTGACGTAAACGACGACAGCCAGCAGCTTGATGGATTGCGATCCGCAGACGTTGATGACTCAGTAGATGATTCAGCAGCCGATAAGCAAGACAGCAAGAAGCAGACTGCAAGTAGTGACAGTGACGATGACGGATACTCGAAGAAGGTGAAGGCTCGGATTCAACGCGCTACACGAGCAACGGCTAAGGAAAAGCAGCGCGGCGATTACTGGGAAGAGCAGGCGAACAGGCTTGCTAAAGACTCCCATGACCGAGACAAGAAAGCCTTCCAGAGAACTGTCGAACAGGCTGGTTCGGCTATCACGCAGACTCAGGCCGATCTCAAACAAGCTATTGAGGACGGTAAGACAGACGATCAGGTGCGTCTCACGACGCGGCTTACTGATCTGAAAGCTGACAAAGTGATGGCTGAAACCAACCTAGACAATCTATCACCAGATGGTAATGTACAACCGTTTGATGATAGAGTTACACCAACGAGTCGGAAAGCCACAGATACGGAAACGTCGAAGTGGATGGAAGACCAAGGTGATTGGTACAAACAAGACGGGTTTGAACGACAGACCCGTCTTGCCAATCGCCTTGATAAAGAGGTTTATGCAGACGGTTACGATCCTAATACGCCTGAGTACTTCAAAGAACTCAACAAGCGAATTCAGGAGAAGGCACCGGAACTGTATGATGATTTGGATGCTGGTGCCGAGAGCGACACTGACACCGAGAGACGACGAGGCAAACCTGTTGTAGCTCCAGTCGGCGGCAATGAAACACGCCACCAGCGATCCAGCAGCAGTAAGGTTAATCTTGATGCGGAGGATTTTGCGACTATGCGGCAATTTAATCTTGACCCGAACGACCCAGAGGTCTTGAGAGAGTTTGCACGTAATAAGCGAGAAGCCGAGCAAGGAGAAAACCGATGACTGCCAGCAAAAAGAAAGTAAGCAAAAAGGTAGCACCTAAGCCAGCTGTTACCACCCATGGCGTTGACCATGGACACGAGTCTCGTGTGGACGAGATGTCGGAGTACGATGCCACCCACCAACAAACTGAGGCCCAGTGGGTGCGACCGAGTTCGCTCGACGCACCACCTGCTCAGGATGGAATGACTCAACGCTGGGTCAGGAAGTCACTATTCGGTGCGGATGATCCCAAAAATTTGAACCGTGCATGGCGCGAAGGATGGAGACCTCGGTCACCTGATTCGTTGCCTGAAGACTGGCGCATTTATGCCACCTTCGCGAATTCAAATGAGGGGATGATTGTGGTGGATGATCTCATCTTGATGGAGATCGACTCACGTGTCCTTGAGAATCGCAAAGAAACCATCAGGCGCGATACTGCGAACCAGATGCTAAGCGTTGAACATGACCTTGAGTCGGCCCAGATAGCGGGGCATCCGATTATTTCAGAGCATAAAACATCGGTGTCCCACCCAGCAAGACGGGTACAACCCGTTAGGGTGGCTGACGATGAATAAAGGAATGTTCAATGGCAAATCTCGACGCAAAAAGCGGGTTTAGTCCCGTTCGCCACCTCAAGGGTGGCACTGTGCGTTACGATGGCGGTTTTACTATTGCTTCTGCTCTCGCGTCCGACATCTTCCTTGGTGACGTTGTTATTCTTACTGGCACCAGTAAGAACATCGATGTTGCCGTAGGTGCACAGGGCACCCCATCTCCGGTAGTTCTAGGAGTATTCGCGGGTTGCCAGTACACAGATGCAGCAGGCGACGTGCAGTGGAAAAAGCAATGGGCTTCCGGTACGGCAACTCTTGGCAGTGTAGCTGCTGAGGCGTTCGTCTATACCGACCCCGGCATCGTTTACGCAGTACAAGCCCTGACCATCGCTGCTGCGAATATTGGTCTGGCTGCTGACATGGAAGACGTTACGGCAGGTAATGCTGCTACTGGTGTCTCCGGTCAACAGTTGGATTCGACGTACGGCGCAACTGGTCAGTTCCTGACTCTCGGTCTAGCTACCGCACCTGACGGCATTTTCCCTGCCGAAATTGGTGCGAACGCCAAGGTCGAAGTCATCTTCAACGAAGCAGTGCTTGAAGCTGCTAAACCTACTACGTAAAGGAGCGTAATAATGGCTATCATGAATCGCGCTCGTTTTCGTAAGCTCTTGCAAGAAGGCTTGAACACCGTCTTCGGGCTGGAGTTTCGTAGGTACGAGCAGGAGTGGAGACCTATCTATGCGGTAGAGAATTCCACTAAAGCGTATGAAGAGGATGTGTTGCTTGCAGGTCTGGCTGGTGCTCCAGTTAAGCCTGAAGGTGCTCCGGTCAGTTATGATCAGGGCGGCGAAGCATTCACGTCACGATATGTCCACGAGACTATTGCCCTTGCCTTCTCCCTGACGGAAGAAGCTGAGGAAGATGGTCTGTATGGATCGTTCGGCTCTAAGTACTCCAAGGCACTTGCACGCTCAATGCAGCACACCAAGGAAGTTAAAGGTGCGGCTACCTTGAACAACGGCTACGACTCTGCCTATCCGGGCGGTGACGGAGTTGAGTTGTTCTCGACGGCGCATCCGCTCTTCGGCGGTGGCACGCAGGCGAACACGTTTACGACACAGGCTGACCTGTCGGAGACCTCTCTTGAGGAAGCTCTGATCGCCATCAGCAAGTTCGTGGACGAGCGTTCGATCCCTATCGCTGTTCGAGCTACCAAGTTAATCATCCCAACCGACCTATGCTTTGTCGCTGAGCGGCTGTTGATGTCTCCTTACCGTCCCGGTACGGCAGACAACGATATCAATGCCGTGAAGAAGATGGGCATGATCCCCGGTGGATCGCATAAGAATCATCGTCTCACGGACCCCAGTGCGTGGACTTTGATTACTGACTGCCCGGATGGCTTGAAGCACATGGTCAGGAAGAACATCCAACGTGGTCTTGAAGGCGACTTCGAGACTGGCAACATGCGTTACAAAGCGCGTGAACGCTACACGTTCGGTTGGTCTGACTACCGAGGCGCATTCGGAAGTTCTGGAAGCGCATAAGCAACCTGATTGGCAGGGACTTCGGTCCCTGCCTTTCACCCTGACGACCACTTAGTGGACTGGAGACAGACAGATGGGTATCAGAAGTACAATTAAAGGCTACTGGAGAGCCAGTGGCGCAACAGAGGCAAGCAGCAGTAAAACCCCGGCACCAGCAGTTGCTGTAGTTCCGGTTGTATTGGCAATTAGAGGCATTGACGCAACTCTCGCCGCAGCAGGAATACTGACTGGCAAGTTTTTGCCAATCAATGCGATCCCGCTGAAGGTTGATGTGTTCAGTGCGGCGACTGGCGGTACTAACCCGCTGCTTGATGTAGGTCTTGAGTTGGGTACGCCCGACGATGACGGTCTCGTTGATGGTGTTGATATCACGGCAAGCATTACCGCGATCATGGGCACTGGTGGTGGCGTGTTACTTGGTGTGCCAAACACCGAGTTGGCAGAGATCACCGTTAGTGACGGTGGTGGCACGAATGCTACTGGCGGCACGTTCGACATATTCATCACCTACACGTTCGATGATGATGGCTCTGTAAACAACTAAGGGGGTGACTTATGGGACACCTTCGTAAACGCCCAATCACTGGCACTACGCCAGCAGGTACAGGCGCGACCTATGTAGTTGTTGAGACAGCACTCGATGACATGAGGATACATGTTGTTGCGAATGGCACAGTCACCTTCACGGTTGACTCTACCTCTCAAAACATCATGTATGACGCGACTGCTCTTGCAGCAGTTAATGTCGGTGGTGGCAATGCAGGCAATCCGAATGACAGGTATGTTGCTCCAGCGAGTGCTGACTGGGATAACGAGATCGCGAGTGGCAGTGCTGATGCTTCCGTTGCTATCTCGGATAAACCGATGTTTGCTATTCGTATCAACATCACGGCTGGCACTGGCTCTGTAACGTACACTATTCAGCAAGGATAAGCTCATGGCGACATCAGGGACGTACATTTTTAATCCCGATCTCGCTGAGCTGGTCGATGAGGCCATGGAGCGTGCGCGGATAGACCCTGCCAAGATTACTGGCAGGCACATTCTATCTGCTCGGCGCTCCATGCGTTTCATGTTGGCTGCATGGGCGACTGAGGACTATCACGATTTCCGTATCGTGCAGGAGACCATGACTCTTGTTGAGAGTCAGGCTTCTTACGTTGCTGGTACGGACTTCGATCTCGATGTCAGTGGTACAAACATCATCGACATTATTGATGTGGCGTTGCGCCGTAATGGCGTAGACACGCCTGTCACATTCATGCCTCGCAGTGAGTACCTCGACATCCCTGAGAAAGACATTGAGGGACGACCTGACAGGGTATTTATCGACAAGGGGCGCGATGGCATTACCATGACGCTCTGGACTACTCCTGAGAACTCGACCGACATACTGGTGTTCGACACTGTGCGTAAATTCGAGGACTCGGATACCGCAGCTGATACCGCTGACATCCCTTACCAAATGTACGATGCTTTCGCTTACGGTCTGGCGTTTCGTCTGGCTGAGAAGTTCGCGCCACCTGAACTCGAACAGGCGCTATACGGCAAAGCAGAGAACGCATTCTTCAAGGCTCAAAATGCTGTTCGCGAGCGTGGTGATGTACGCATCGTTCCAACGTCTGGCAGCAGGCGAAGGAGAGGGAGTGCGAGACATTATCGATGAGCAAGACTTACGCCAAGGGTCATAACGCTGTTGCTGAGTGTCAGCGCTCAGGACAGAAGATGATGTACCGCGATCTGGTCGAGGACGGTCACGTTCCCGGCTTGCTGGTGCATCCTGATTGGTGGGAGCCGAAACACCCTCAAGAGATACCAGTCACGGTGACTGATCCTATAGCCCTGTACAGACCTGCACCAGAGATATCTATCGAGGATGGCTACGGGTTACCAGACGGCACTGGGCTGAATTCCTGCCCACCTGAACCGAACATACTGTATCCAGCGACAGGGACGATCACAGAGGCTCTCGTTGGCGGTGAGAGGCATATCGTGCTCGATCAGGCAATGACGTTTATCTTTGGTGAGTGTGTGTACATTCAGCGTGACGATATGAGCTGGTTTGTGTCCATGACAAGAACCGAGGCAGACTGTCCGTCATTTACCGTGCCGTTCAATGTAGTGTTTGATGGTGTTGCTGCGGCTGGCAATGATTATTATCTTGGATACACGTACGACAATGTATTCACTTCAGACTTTAGCGCGGAGTTCGACTAATGGTAGACACCGTAAGAACAGAAGCTGAACTGCAAGCCATCTTCGCTGATGGGCAGGGACCAGCTTCAATCACACCGCAGGACATGCGGGACTTTACTGTCAGCTCTCGATACCTTGCAAATCAGGGGTGGGACTTCCACTTGGATGGCACCTACACGGTAGGCTCGCCGCGCACGATCTTGGCAGCGGCTCGAACGCAGATGACCATTGATGGCGCTGGTGGTGACTTCGGTCACCCGGAGACGGGTCACGGTGGTGCTGGGCATTTCTGGGATGTAACAACGAACAAACTGATCCCGAACGGTCTGAATAACTTCGGTATGGTGCGTGTTGCTATGTCGGCTGAATCAACAGTAGCTTCGCAGAATCTGTTCGAGTTCGAGCTTGATGTCGGTGGTGGTTCATTCCCTATTATTTATGCGCAGACCGCTGTGTTTGCCAAGGGCGCTGGTGTTACACAGCACTTCAACTTCGTTATCCCATTGTTCGCAGGGTCAGACTTCCAGACAAACGGTGGCACGTTCTACATCACACCACAGGCTGACGCGACCTTCTGGGATCATGCAATCACCTCTGTGCAGATATATGGAGCGGCACCTTGAGCAACAAAACATATGCAGAACTCTCAGCCAATCTTCAGTCGTGGATGGAAGACGACGACCTTGAGTTCGCAGGGTCGATTGATGATCTGATCAATCTTGGTGAGATGCGTTTATGGCGCGATCTCGACCTGTCCATCTTTACGTCAGAGGGAACGGCAGCTACCTCGCCGGGTGTTGAGACCGCAACAAAGCCAGTCACCGATACTGAGTTGGTGGTGACACAATCAATTTATTACGACAGCGCAGGCGTGAGAACTTTTCTCGAATTGCGTTCAACCGATTTCGTCAGGGATCATCAGGTGATTGGGTCCACAGCTCCACCTAAATACTATTCTGAACAGACTGAGACTGACTGGCTTCTATCCCCGATCCCTGACGGCACTTACACCCTTAACGCTCGTGGCGTAACACGCCCAGAGAGCCTCTCTGTTGGACAGGACACCACGTGGCTGTCACTGCATCAGGATGATCTACTCTTCAAGGCATGTCTTGCTGAGTCAGAGAAGTTCCTGAAGGCTGATGATCGCGTTGAGATATGGAAGACGGATTACACCGACTCTCTGCCGCTGGCAAAGAGAGAGACTTACGAGTTACTCAACCAACGATACAACCTGACACCGATGGAAGTGCCAGCGTCACCGACTAACCAGAGGTAAGAAATGTCTACCATTAGCCCATTACTCAGGATGACCCTACAGGCTCTGGATGAGAACCCAGACACATGGGGAACCGTTCTTAATGACAGCGCTCTCCAGCTTCTGGAAGACAGTATTGCTGGTACGGCTGTTGTCGATATAACCGTCGCACAGGATTACACGCTGGATGACACTGCTGGTGGTCCTACTGCCGCGACTGGCGCTCGTTACATGATCCTTGATTTGAACGGCTCGCCCGGTGGGTCGCGTAACATCATTGTGCCGACTCGCAGTAAGGTCTATCTGGTTGCGAACACGTCCGATGGTGATGTCATGGTGAAGACGGTTGCAGGCATAGGACCAACAATCATCGCTGGTGAGGGTCAGTGGGTTTACTGTGATGGTACTGATGTGCAGGCAGCATCCGCAGCAACGGCAGTGACCGCAGCGAATGCGACTTTGGCCGCTGACTCAGTTTTGCTGAATGGTATTGCGGATACTGAGTTCGCGCAGAAGAATGTTGCACAGACCTTCACCAAGGGTCAGGTAACTGATCGTACAGCACTCCTGATTGATACTGGCAACGTCAATGTTGACTGTGCTGACTCGAACGCTTTCTATCACCTGACGACAGCTGCGTTTAATTTGACAGCTCCAACCAATGCGACTAACGGGCAGACATTCAGCTTGATTGTCGAGCAGGGTACTGGCGCACCACATGCCATTACATTCGCGTCCAACACGTTCCTTGCGTCTGGTGGCGCACCTGTATTGTCAACTGCCTTCGGGTCGATTGATTACCTTGGCTTTGAGTACGTAACTGGTCTCGATGATATCGGTGGCGCACGGTGGGTGGTGTCGATAATCAAAGGACTGGCTTCGGTCTAATGTGGAAAAAGCCTCTCTCTCTTTTCGGTGGCGGTGGTGCGTTCACTATTGATTTCACCAGTGACACTTACATTGGTGACCTGTGGGTATATCTAGGCTCTCCATCTGAGCCTGTTGAGGTCACACTCATAGCAGACGATGCCGATGTTGCAGAAATTATCATTACGACCGACTTTGCTGCGGGTAGCACTTTCCAGTTTACTGCAATCAACAGTGGGCGCTTTATAGGAACAGGTGGTGCTGGTGGCTCTGGAGGTGACGACAACGGTGCGACAGGCACTCATGGCAATGCTGGAGGATCGGGTGGACATGCCATCCAGTCCGACACTTTTGATGTTTCGATTGATGTTGATAATGGCTTTCTCTTCGGCGGTGGCGGTGGCGGCGGTGGTGGCTCTTACAACGATACTGGCGCTGGTGGCACTCCGGGCGGTGGCGGCGGTGGTGGTGTCGGTTGGGGTGACGCTAGTGGTGGCGCTGCGGGTTCTCCGACAGGCTCTCCGTTAGGGGCAGCAGGATCAGCTGGCAGTCAGCTTGCAATAGGCAATGGTGGCAATGGCGGCACCGCAGCTACCAATGATGGCGGTGATGGTGGCGACTGGGGCTACGCCGGGATATACGGTCAGTTCGCCAACCCATCTACCAATAGATTTGGAATCAATCAACAAGGCAATGGTGGTGCTGGTGGTGATGGTGGCTCTTCCTTTGCCCCAACAAATGGAGCGAGCGCTACTTTCAGTGGCGCGAAGAGTGAAGCAACACTTCGATCAGAGGGTCGAATCAAAGGTGAGACTGACGGCAAGCTGGTGCTGTTTAGTGAAATCTCAGAAACTGGATTCACCATGACTGCAACATCTGATGAGGTTGGCTTTATACTTCTGAGTACTGGTGTCTTCCGAAGGCAGCACTCAGGAGGCGATGTAGATTACTCCACAGCATGGTGGGTTGGTAACTCGTTCACGCCCGGTAATTACTTTGTCTTTGCACCATCGAACACCGAGGGTGGATCACCCGGCTGGACAGTTGATCCGGGTGCGTCTGATACTTGGTATGACCTGACTGTAGGTGAGAGCTTCAAACTTGGCACAACAGCATCAATTGGTTCAGCTTCAGGGTTGATCCAGATAGGCAGGACTGGTGGTCACTCAGGCGCTGAGCCTACCCCAATAGCACAGGCATCTGGTTTGCTACTTACAGGAATTGAGTTCGAGCCGTAATGACACAGAAGGCGATCTTTAATTTACCCATCAGTGCTGGTCAGTACACAGAGCAGTCAGAGCGCGGCGCTGTGGGTCGCTGGTACTCGATGGACAAGGTGCGTTTTCGTAAGGGTCTGGCTGAGAAGATAGGTGGCTGGGTGCAGGTTGATTCGCCGCAGTTCATTGGCATCTGTCGTCGCCTGCTGGATTGGTCCTCACTGGATGCTAAACGCTGGTCAGCCGTCGCTACTGATACCAAGCTGTATGTATGGCAGGACGGCACCTATTACGACATCACTCCATTGAGGCACGTCTCAGAGCCTGCTAATGGTGGTCTCGGTCCTTTTGAGACATTCACTGGCTTGTCACGTATAGAGGTTACTGATGCGAACCATGGAGCGCAGCTTGGCGACTACGTGGAATTCACGAACACGATTGTCGGTGCATCCAGTGGTCTCGATTTTGAGGGTGAGTACACGGTTGATGCTGTCACTGGACCGAACACTTACGATATAACTCATTCTGGTACAGCAGCAACTGGCGGCGCAAATGAAGGCGGCACAGCGGTCAGGGCTGAGTACCAAATCACTGTAGGGGCAGAGACAGCTGTCACGGCTACAGGTTATGGCACAGGTCCGTACGGGCGCGAAGGCTACGGTGATGCCCGGACAGGATCAACGCTGGTGCTGCCAATCCGCACATGGTCTCTTGATACATGGGGCGAAGACTTACTGTGCTGCCCACGTGGTGGACAGATGTACTGGTGGGATCGATCCAAGGGTACTGGCACAAGAGCCTCTCCGTTTGGCGGTGATGCGCCACCCAATAATGAGGCTATGATCGTCTCGCAGCGAGATCGACACGTGATCGCTCTGGGTGCTTACGATTTCTTCAACCTCGCATTTGATCCAATGTTGATCAGGTGGTGTTCGACCGAAGACCTGAATGATTGGGTGCCTACCAGCACCAACACATCAGGTGACCTAAGACTATACTCAGGCTCTAAAATCGTCACAGGCGTACGCTCACGGCTTGAGACGCTCGTTTTCACGGATGTCAGCGTACACACATTACCGTTCTTCGGTGGTTTTGATGTCTTCGGCTTGAATACGGTTGGTGAGAACGTCTCGATACTGGGTCCGAACGCAGCAGTACCGATTGACGCTCGCGTGATCTTCATGGCTGAGTCTGACTTCTATATCTATGACGGTATCGTCAAGGTGCTGCCGTGTGACGTTCGCAACTGGGTGTACGACTTCATCAACGTCGATCAGCGAGACAAGGTTTACGGTGGTCTGAATCGTGAGTTCAATGAGGTCTGGTTCTTCTATCCATCGTACGACCCGCTGGCTTATGCGCAGCATCCATTCGACCTGAGAATCCCATCAGGTTTCTCTCTTGCTACGCCTAGTGGTGCTGGAGTGATTGGCTATGAATACGAATTCAATTCATCGGCTGGCTTCACGACGGTAACAAACACGGCTGACAATGGTTACGAGTACGATTACATCCTGACCAACGATGAACCGATTCTGACCCCGACAGAATGTGAGTGGGGTGTAGAGTTCGCGTTTGAGGCAGGACAAGTTGCTACTCGGTGGTCTGGCATGATGTTCCTGCGTACCGAGATCACAGGCACCCCAGATACCACCTCTGATGATGCTCAGGGCATCTACATTGAGGCTGACATCTTCACTGATACGATTCGCGTCAGGAAGAAGAACGCGAGTGGTGTGAAGAGCGTCTTGGACAATGATCCGGGTACGTACACATTCACTGCGGTATCTGGATCGGCAGCGGCAGCGGAAACGAAGTACAACTTAACGGCGCAGTTCGATACGCCAAACCTCACCTTGTGGCTCGATGGTACTCAGGTATGGCAAATCGCTCTGTCTGCTGCTGAGTTGTTGCTGTACACAGGTGGTTCTGCTGGGCTTCATATGGAGCCAGCGGTAACGGCTGAAAACTCAATTCGCTTCTACAACTTTGCGGTTGGTCCGGTGGGCGTACTAACTGCACAGGACTTTGACATCAGCCCAATTGAAGTGAATCGTTACGTGGCGTTCAACTACGAAGAAGGTACATGGGCTACTGGCATGTTGGCTCGTACAGCATGGGCAGATCGATCACCACAGTTCGAGAAAGCCTACGCAACCAGCGCTGATGGTTACCTGTACGAGCATGAGACCGGAACCGATGCTGACGGTGTAGCGATGTCAAGCTATATCGAGTCATTCGATATGGAGATACCGAATGCTGGTGAAGAGTTAATGCACGTAGACCAGTTAATCCCAGACTTCCTGACGCTCGAAGGAAGCGTCGATGTGAACCTGACAGGACGCAAATACCCAGCGGCTGACAGGATAACGAAGGGACCATACACGGTGGACGGCAACACAAGGAAAGTGTCAACCAGAATTCGTGCGCGGCAGGTCGCGATCAAGGTCTCATCGAACGATACCGGAGACAAGTGGCGCATGGGCAACTGGAGGGGAAGAGCAGGACCACACGGTAAGCGCGGATGAGTCGGAACAAACAGCGAGTAGCGTTTCCTTCCTTTCGGATAGAGGAACCCATCAAGCCGTATGACATGCGGCAGCTTGTGGCTGCTCTCGAATATCGTTTTCAGTCGTTGGAAAACGAAGAATCCGTTATTCCTGACACTGAGTTTGCCGACGACCTTGACGCTATCTATGCGCCGATAATTCACACGCATGTTGAAGCTGACATCACCGACCTGAGTGTGCCGTCAAGCATTTTCGACCTTACTGACGTTAATGGCTCACCCTCTGTTGGTCAGAGTCTTATCTGGGATGGTGATGAGTTCTTACCCGGAACAGCTGGTGGGTCATTAGCCCTTGGCGAACTGACTGATGTCCATGTGCCAACCCCAACAGACGATCAGGTACTCACGTGGGTCGAAGCAAACAACCGATGGGAATCGCAGGATGTAGGTTCTATTGGTGGTGGCGTTGATACTCTTCTTGAGCTTACCGACACAGACCTCACCACGCAGACAGCTTTCGACATGCTGTATAACGATGACGGCGAGAACTGGCACGACACCGCAAGCCTGCTGAAGTGGAACCCGTACGAGGGGTATCTACAACTAGCAAACGATTACTCAATCAACTGGCAGAATGAGACTTTCGACTCTATAGAGTTCGTAGTATTTTCGGAAACAACTGGCAGCGATCCTGATTACGCTAATGTTGCGCTTCTCGTTCCGTTTGATGGAGACAATGGGGCGACTACAGCACCCGACCTATCTGTTAATAATTACACCTTAACTTTTGTTGATGATGTATCTCTCGATACTTCAATTATCAAGTATGGCACCGCTTCAGCATTCTTTGATGAGGTTGGTGGGTCACCGGGTCCGGGGTACATCACTATCCCGAATGACGCAGGTCTGCAACTTGCGGATGGTGATTTTACAATCGAAGGCTGGATACGTTTCGAGTTAGTTCCCGGTGGTGGGTCAAAGCATACGCTATGTGGTTTTTGGGACGCTAATGGGGTAAGCCAACGATCCTATTTGTTTGGTTTTCATGATGCAACTTTGCGTTTTATTTATTCAACAAATGGCACCTCAACTACCAATACTACTCGCTCATGGTTCCCTGACGATGATCAGTGGTATCACATTGCTGCATGTCGATCTGGCGCTGATCTGAGGTTGTTTGTTGATGGAGTTCAGCAGGGTGCTACAGTCAATATATCAACAGATTCCCTTCATGCCACTACGGGGCTGTTTTACATTGGTGTCGCCTCTACCGGGTCAGGGTTAGCTGAATACCATAATGGTTGGATAGATGATCTCAGGATAACTAAATCTGCCAGATATACAGCGAACTTTACTCCACCCACTGAGGCGTTCGGTTTTGGAGCTGGAGCGGCAGGATTTACTGTTGGCGACCCAGCGTACAGAACAGATATCGATGGCACCCTCATAGGACTCAAGAATTCCATTGGCATCGACTGGGAAAATTCTACTGGTGATGACATTGAGTTACTTATTTTCGGAGACCTGCCAGCAGTTATTGGTAGTTGGCCTGCTATTAGTACCTTTAGTTGGGACAGCAGCACTGAATTTCCGCAGACAGAAACATCTGGTTTCAAATTCAATGGTGACGGCACTGCCGGGTATACAGCTTGCTTGAATAATGCTGCTGCTGGTGGCATATGGCGAGCCGGGGTCACATATAGCGTTCCCTACAGACCGGAGAACGCTAGTCCAGTACAAGTATTAAATGAGTCTGACACGTGGGGCTTTTGCTTTGCTGATGAAGGCAGGTCTGTCTATATGGCGGTTGGTGGAACCACGCTTGAAATACAAGAACGCCGCAACACAGGTACTGCATGGAATCCCGTATCCGGTGATTTAGCAACAAAAAACTATGGGTTCTCTGTCGTTGGAACACCTAAAGGTGTAACTGTCTCTGATGACGGGTTGACCCTATGGTACAACGTCGGTCCGAGCATTAAAGAAATCACCATGACAGCTCCGTTCGACCTAAGCACTGGCACGGAGACTAATGATGAAATTGTCAGTGGCACAAACATTACTGAGTTTTTGTGGTCACCTGATGGTTTGTTGCTGTACGTCTTACATGCCACGAAGATGGATGAGTATGTTGCCACCACACCCTTCGATATAACCACCCTTTCGTTCGGTGCTATTGGGATAGTCAATACCAGAACTGGCGCTGGTGGCAATACGGAAGGGTTTGACGTATCACCTGATAGTACCGTCCTGATCTTGCAGCAGCGCTGGGACAACAACTCAGCGAACAATGACACGAACCTATGGCTTTCAGCAGGCGGCGTAGAGGGTGGACCGGGCGCTACAGCTTGGACTATGGGTGACCCAGCGTACAGAACAGACATCGACGGTACGCTCGTAGGGCTGAAAAATGACGTTGGTATCAATTGGGAGAATCCTGCCGCAGAAGATGTGGAGATGCTTATATTTGCTGGCGACTTCGCTACTATTTCGAGCATCTGGGGAACCGACCCAGACACTGATTGGACATACGTAGCAGTTACCCATGACACAGCGGCACTTGAATCTACAGGCATCGCGCAGGACGTAGCCAATGGTATAGATGTATTTGACCTGTCCGATGATGGGCTTCATTGCATCATGGGCAATAACACCGAAGATGTTATGCGTAGCTACACGCTGACCACTGCATATGATTTCTCGAATGCGACAAGCGACGGGGCAGCTGACTCCTTAACCAATCCTTGGTACACAGGGAGGTGGATTGAAAGCGGCCTTCAGTACATGGTTCAGCTGGCTTCTGGTAATAGCGTTGAGACTTATACCAGTTCCTCGGCGTACGTGATTAACGGCTCTGTGGCAGCAAATGCTACGGTGCTTAATTCGGCTCTTGGTTTCCCGACTGTAGGTGAGAGTGGGTACTGGATGTCACGCGATGGCACCAAGCTCTGCGGTGTTGGTGAAGCGGCTGGCAGCATCTATGAGTTGAGGATGTTCGACCTCAGCACTGCCTACGATATTACCAGCTATACACTTGCGTCCAATCAGCGTTACGACAACATGTCTGGCGCTCCGGGCAATGTGATAGATGACTTTACTATTTCAGAAGATGGACTGACGCTTATTGCGCTGTACACCACCATTTTCTATATCGCGAAAATGACCGTGCCTTTCGATGTCACGACAATCACATGGACTGGTAGTAGGAATGTCCAGACAGATTCTGGGTTTGGTCTCTGGAATCAAATACATATATCGCAAGACGGAAACAGGATTTTCATCTCACGTGACTCTTCCACTGACCCAAAGATTTGCGAGTATACCAAGACTGTTCAGAACGACCCCACGACGTTCTATGTTGGCGATCCTGCTTACACTACGCAGATTGACGGACTGATAACAAAGATCACGTCAGCACTCACGAGTATCGAGGGTGATGCGACTATTGCGGGTACGCTGGATGTTGATGGTGCAGTTGTACTTTCCGACACACTGAACGCACAGGGTGCGGTTGACTTCGATAGCACACTGAACGTCGATGCGGCAGGTACATTTAACACCACTCTTGGTGTTACTGGTGCGGTTGATTTTGATGACGTTTTGGATGTCGCTGGTGAGGCTTCTTTTCAAAGCGATGTGTCTCTCAGTGTTGTAGCAGCCATCAACATAGATGCCAATGAGGTGGCAGCTCTTGTTCCGGGGGTAGCCGCAGGAGACTCCGACTGGAGTAGCGTCTCCATACTGTTGGATTTTGAGGGTGCCGACACAGCGACAGCTGCCATAGATCAAGCCCACCCAGAATTGGTATCGTCTTTTTTCAATCAAGCGCAAATTGATACGGCGCAATTTAAGTTTGGCACAGCGTCAGCGTTGTTTGATGGCACTGATGATTACATCCAGTTCCCGCAATCAACAGATATGGATTTGGGAAGTGGTGACTTCACGGTTGAATGTCATGTGCGTTTTAACGGCGACCCCGGCACTGGCGATCATCAGTTCTTTAATAAGTACCTATCTACGGGCAGTCAAGCCTCGTGGTCGTTTGCGATTACAAATAATAATCTGCGATTTGGATATTCAACAACTGGCGCGGATGTCGTTTCAAGGGACCAAGCATGGAACCCCGTTGGCGAGCAGTGGTATCACCTTGCTGCTACTAGGACTGGTGGTTTCCTGTATCACTTTGTTGATGGAGTCCAGTTAGGAACTGAGATAGCAGACACTGGCACTATATTTACGGTAACCCAGCCATTCACAATCGGAGGCATCTTTGCGCCCAGTTTAGTACAAGACTTTAATGGTTGGTTGGACAATATTCGCGTAACGAAAGGCGTAGCTCGATACACCGCAAACTTCACCGCACCAACAGAAGCATATCCAGCTGAAGATTCAGACTGGGCTAGTGTTTCACTGTTAGCAGATTTTGATGGTACGGATGCTGCAACAACCTATACGTCAATAGATGATGGCGCTCGCGTAGCTACCTTTGTAGCTAATGCTCAACTTGACACAGCCCAGACAAAATTCGGTAGCACGTCGTTGTTGCTCGATGGAACTGGCGACTGGGTTACGTTCCCGAACTCTAGTGACTT